TCATTCTTACGTTTCCTTAGATATAACTTAAAATGTACGAGAGGAACTTCAACGGACCAACTTTCCATCCCTTGTCATTCTGTGTAGAAATTCTAGAGGGACAATGCAAGTATACTCACCCCTCCCCTAACCCCCTGCCCCGGCCCCTTAGTTGGTTGTATATACATGTAAACATAGCAAGGAGAACGAGCGTTCTTCATTGGCTACCAAGTGGTAGGTAGGTGGACTAACATGAGGGGGCTAGTTGCCTGGTTAGTTGCATTGACCCTATCGTTAGTTGTTCACATTACATGAGGGAGTAACTAACTAGTTGCCCAGGTGTGTATCTAGGCTAGACGTCCCTGTTTACAGGGCCTAGCCCATGTTCTATATACACTCCCTTCGGTCACGAGCTCTCGTGTTGTTGCCCTTGACCTTGCTTATGAGCGTCCGACCTGGGGTCGGTGTGTATAGGTATACTAAACGTACGATGTACGAGTACGCGTAGCGTATGAGACATCCTACTGTGTACGAGTTCGTTTGTTGGCACGCTTATTGCTACGTGTAGGTATATGGCTCATGCATGCCCGGTTCATTAACCATTGCACCAAGCCAAGGTTAGCCAGGTTGTTGTGCCTGGTGATGGGGGCTGAACATCAACCGAGAACCCGACGAATGGTCATTGCTAACCAGGGGGCGGTGACCTATAGTTCGCCTACTGAAACAACAAACACACAAGCAAGGAGGTGCATCATGGCAGCTATCGAGATTAAGATGGGCTCGGGCTCAGCTGTACGTAACATCCCGACCGGCGCGGATGTACAAGCCTGGCTTGAGCGTGCTCAAGCTGACTATCCTGAGTGTGAATGCTCGGTGATCGGCACACAATCCTTTGACGCTGGACCAATCTGTGTAGCAGGGCCAGAAGGAAAGCTAGCCGCTGGTTACTAAAGTTGTTGACTTTACTAAGCGTCTTCGGTATATTGAAGGCTCTTACTAAAGCTAACAAGATCTTGGATCGAGGGCTTAGCTAGCAAGGGCTTCATCTAGGTTCGCCTAGTGAGGGATTTCCTGCCGGCGTAGCTGGAGCACTGGCTCTAGCGCAATGCAATACCAGCAAGCCAGGTTCACAGTAGAAAATAAGTTTGACAAGCTACACCGAGCCATGTTCTAATAGCCTCACTGAAACAAACAACGAGCAAACGGGCTCAGCTGATTCTAGCCAACTGTATGTCCCACTAGGGGGCGCTACAAAGTAAAGTGTACGGCCAAGGCGAACCTTAAATGTGTGTAGTCTAGCCCGAGAAAGCTAAGTAGTCCGCGCTGATGGATTGTAGACCAGCCCGCTATGCTACCAGCGAAGAAGGTAGCCCCATATCGATTGCTTGGGGTAGTTAAGCACGGGGCCTGTCATTGCCCATAATGCCGACTAGTGAGACAGCCTGACAAGCTGGTGATCTAGAGAGCTACTGACCTCAGTCGTCAACACACGTTGTGTTGGTCCTGGGAGTAAACCGAAAGGTTTACTTAAGCTATCTGTAGCTCAATTCATAGTAGCGTAGTGTTACGCCAACGTGACTAGCAGATAGCTTAAGTAAACCAACGGGAGAACAAACATGAACAACCAACAAATCAAATGGGCGTCCCTTCATGATTGGTACAGTCACAGCAACGGCAACACGGTGTATGTGATTGACTATGTGATCAATGTTGACACCAACAACGTAGTAACAAACAAAGTAGTGCCGTTCACTGATTTTCAAGCACTGCGTGAATGGGCGGGCTACTAACATGAGCTTCCTAAAGAAACCACGCATCAACCTAACTGACTCAAGGCCCAAAGCCTCTAGGCTTGTAATGCGAGAGCAGCGGGTGCTGACACTCAAGTCAGAGAACACTGTAGAGGCACGTAAGGCCCTCAAGAAAATGAACGACAAGGTGTATCGTGTTGGTCGTTCTAACTTGAAAGAGTGGTATAAGCCAACTGGTAAGGGCATCACAGCTAATGGATAGCCTATGGTACATAGAGCGTATTGCTGCCTTACTACTCTTTTGGTATGGCTTCTGGCTCTTCTCAAGATAAGCAATGCTGACCAACCTAGTTCACACTAGAAATTAACTTTTGGAGTTACCGACATGAAAGCCATTAAATACATATTTGCTAAAGACGCAGCTGGCTTGGAAAAGATTCATGCGTCCGCTGTTAAGTCTATTCACAGCGCTCGTGTAAGCGTACAGGTGGCAGCTGTAGCCACCATCAAACATGCCTTCGATCATGGTGACTGGACCTATGCTGGCAAGCTTGTGACAGCCCTTGGTAACACTATCAATGGCAAAGCATTGGTTGAGTGGTTCAAGCTCTATGGTGGGCTCAAGGTTGACGACACTGGCTTCATTGGCTGGAGTGGCAAGGAGTTCATCGAGACTAACTTCGAGAAGGCTAAAGCTGGCATGTGGTGGGAGTTGAAAGCTGCCTCACCATTCAAAGGCTTTGACCTAGAAGCTGCCTTGCAGAAGGTTATCAAAGACCACGCTGCCATTGCTGACAAAGTGGTGGGCCTTACTGCCGAAGATCAGGCAAAGGTTAAGTTTGAAGTGAACGATGCAACCATTCGTGCTGTACTCAAGCTGTGTAACTTCGACGCTATCATAGGCGAAGAAGAAGTTGTTGAGGACGTGGCAGACGCCGCATAAGTGAACTCGTAGAGTTCAACAACCGAGGATAGGACTATGTCTAGTGATGTTGGGGCGGTACTCCCTCCGTCTAAAAGTAAAAGCACGGATAAGCTAGCCTTGTTACTTAGCACGGCTGACACTTTCCTACGCCACCAAGACGCCTCTATTTTATCCAGTGTAGAGATAAGCTGGGTTGAGCGTGGCGAAGATGGATCAACCCTACTGCCGGTTGTAAAGATTAGTTTTAAATAGGACTAACGCCATGATCACTCCCGTATACACTGAGGGGCTTGTGTTGTTCATTTGCATTGAACGTGCATATGACTTTGAGCCCTTCCTATGCTTTGGTGATCATGGCCCCTACTGTCGTATTGACTACGGTGGTGTGTGATGAAACTTGCATTCAATGTTATGTATATGTCGAGCGCTATGTTCTTCGTTGTATGTATGCATGGGTGCGCTAACGTCACACAACCTCAACCTCTACACGATGGTAGGTGGGGCGCCTATAACAATGCTGTAGCTGAGCAATGCGCTATAGCTGCTCTCATAGCAGGCATAGACTCTAAACAAATTGAAGCTATGTTCAATAAATGTGTATTCGATCAGGGGTTAACGATATGACTTTTATCATCTTGTCCGCTGTAATCTTTGGTGTGCTTGCTTATTGTGCGTGGGAGGTGTGACATGGCTATCTTTGCATTGATGTTCGCTGTTCAAGGTATGTATCGTGCATTTAATCCAAAGGTAACTAAGACTATCGAGTATCACCGTACATGGTCTGATGAAGTGCCAGGCTATCCAGCTTCTGACTTCGTGAAGAACCTGTAAGGCCAGGGCTAAGCAAATGCTAGCCGCTCACGTTAACACTAGAAACTATTTTCGATAAACCAAGTGGGAGATACACCATGAACCATAAAGCCGCCCGTCAAGAAGCAAACCGCAAAGCTTGCAAGGGCAACCGTTATGAGCGTCAACGTCGTGAACAGCGTCAACGGAACGGTCAACGGGTAGGAACTAACTAACTAGGAGTTATTGCCATGAGCGTCATGTCTGAGGTACATAGTGACTTATGCCAAGTGCATACCATCCTACTACAGCAACGAGCTATAGCTAACTTGGCGCTCAATAAACAAGCAAAGGGCTCAGAGTTGGCCCTTATGTTGTCTGTACGAATTGATTGTCTCAATGACCTGCTACTTGAGTTTGAGGCAGCTGGTATTGTGTGGTCTGATAATGTTGAGGTGCTACATGAGTAAGCCTAGCTACGCTTGTAGCTCTGTAATCAATGCCGTGTGCCTCCAGTACCAGTTAGCTGGTCACGGGCTCTACACGAGCATACAGCGCTCTATAGGTGGTAAGTATGTATGTACTCATGCCATCAAACGGGTAACCACGCCAACATTCATGGAACGCTGGTTAGAACAAGCTCCTAAGGAACTTACGCAATGAATAACTTACAGCTCTTTCTAGTCGGTGTGGTCCTGTTAGTGACCATTGTACTCACTTGCTCTCTATGGTTTGACGACTATGAACTTTGAAGTAGTAAGGAGCCCAGCCAGGATATGCTGGTGGGTTATGTGCAATGGGAAGCTCCTATCAACCGCTGAAACAAAGAATGAAGCGCTAGGACAGGCTGACTACTATCGTCGTAAGTACGCTTAACAATTTGCATTAGGTACTTCTAGTATACTGCTAAACGTCGTCTTCGACGACAAGTTCCTAAACGCGTAATCTTTTATATACTCTTATATGCTTTATATTCTTATATGTTTCTTAATCAAGATAATGTTCGTTTCACTCACTATTATGACTCTCTAGTACTATACAGTTTTTACTAGTATATACTTATATCTGAGAGGAAAGTCTACAACTGAGGTGTAAATAAGATGAAAAGAATGAAAAGAGTGCGTTACCCGTTCATTGTGCGTTATGAAAGCGTGGACGGAGAGTGGCGGTATGGCCGTGAAGGGTTAGATAATCTGGACTTTGAGCGTATTGACAGCCCCCTAGAGGCTACTGTCTACCGGAACTGTAAGGAGTTCAGAGCCGGATTTATGTCCACTCCTACAGCGTTCTACAAGTTCCAGAAAGAGCAGGAACGGGCAAGTCCATTTTTGTTTGGCCCAACGGAACTGGTCTATGTAGGGGCGTAAGCAAATACTAGCCACTCAGATTAACATTAGAAAAACTTTTGGTGACTCCAATGCAACCTAAGTTTAGCGTAGGTGAAGTGGTTGTTCTTCAAAGCGTAGAACTCCCTGAGCGTAATGGCGAGTATACAGTGAGTGCTGTGTGGATTCCTCCAGGTCATATAGTGGTTGATAGTTTCCCGTACAGGGTTACTGACGTCACATATAGGTTAGAAGGGGCTGATGAGCCAATCCCCCATGGCGTCCACAAGGGACCTGCTCTCTGGAATGAGTCAGCTTTGCGTAAGAAACACATCCCCGGCGAGTTTGGCTTCACAGACCTAATGGCGTCTCTAAGCTCGCCTAAGCTCTTAACTCATCAGACCTAGGCACTGGCCTAGCCTGTATATCTAAAACCTCTTAGACGAGCTCACAGGAGCTTATAGGAGCATTGTATGGCCAACTACCGCATCAAACGTATTAAACACCGTCCTATAGACTCCAGAGAGCGCTTGCCGGGAACTACTGATGCTGTGGATGGGAAAGTGCTGGCGTACCTAATGTACCTTGGGGACTGGAGCTTAGTGGATCGCCATGTTGTGTGGTCGTTAGCTGTTTTCTTCCCCGTGTATTGGTCACCAGCGAGTAAGCTGTCATGAAGCATAGGCAATACAAGGTGACGGTCAAGTTCATAGCCCCATATGTTGAGCGCTCGTTTGTTGTGTATGCAACTGACGCTGAGAACGCTGTACGGGTGGCTAACTTTGACGCTATGAACCTAGGCTTTAATGGGGCTTGGATAACTGGGCATATAGTGGAGGTGCTCTGATGGCTTTCTCACAACGACTAGCCGCCGAGAAAATGACTGAAGAACTGGTTGAAAAGGTTGTAGACTTTTCTGAGGTGATAGTAAGAGCTAAGGCAGCTTTCCTCGAAGGAGTTAGGTGGAAACAGAACGCTGGTTGTCTGTTCATTGACAAAGATGGGAGGGTTGGGGGAGTGGATAACCATGTATGCCATGCTAGCCTTCGAGGCCGTCATAATGTGAAGGTTATTATCAACGGGCTTATGATTGGCACTGCCTATGGCACTAACCCTGGCCGTGTATTGCGCCCTGAAATTGAGCTATGGTTTGTTGACTACATACTTAATCGCTCTCCCTATAGTCAAATCTTCATCGAGAAGGACGCTGAGAAGGCACTGGCGGGACGTGTGACTGTAGTCAGTGGTGACCATCCAGGTAACCTCGTAGGAGCTGGCCTAGTGGCTCTCAGGCGCCTTTGGGAGTATGTCTTTGTAGCTCAGGCAGCCTATGACTTAGCTAGGCAGGGGGTTAATGAAGACTTAGCCTTCTATCTAGGACACCTAATGCGCACTAAGAATAATGCCAGTGCAGATGACAGCGCCTCTTGGGATAACTGTCAGTCTGGTCATTGTTCTATAAACCCAGCAGCATTTGGTTGGGAGAACTTACGTAGGTTCCTTGACCACACTCCAAAGAACCTTAACTCCAACTACTCTGAAGGTGGTAACTACACTGGCTACGATTACATGTATGGGGAGCATATTGGGGGTAGTGTTTACCATTACATCAGGGAGAACTTCCCTAAGCACTTGTACAAAGAGCAAGCTGCCTCTCCTAGCCTTAATCCATTCTTAGCTGCTAAGAAGGTGGATGATGATAGCAGCACAACCTACGCCAAGGCTATTGAAGTGATGGCAACATGGGCTAAAGACCACCTAATGGAGAAGATTTATGCCTAAGGTTTATATTGTAGGGGGTAATGGTCAGAACTATGGCCAGATGTTCCTTAATGCTGGATGGGAGCTAGCTAAAGGCCCGCTTAAGGCTGACCTAATTCAATTCACTGGTGGTGAGGACGTTACTCCGGCTCTATATGGTGAGGGGAAACACCCATACACTGGGAACTCATTCGAGCGTGACTTATATGAGGCTGGCTACTTTGCCACTGCTAAGCGCATGGGCATACCTATGGCTGGCATATGTCGTGGTGGCCAGTTCCTTAATGTCATGTCTGGCGGCAAGATGTACCAGCATGTTGATGGGCACGCTACAGGACATAATCATACGCTATATGACATACGGACTGAGCGAGAGGTGGTTGTTAGCTCTACACACCACCAGATGATGATTGCTAGTAGGTCTGGGGAAATCCTGGCATACGCTAATGAGGCTAGCCGGCGAGAAACTTTTGAGTGTAAGTCCAATACTGACGGCGAGGAACCTGACACTGAGGCAGTGTACTATGCGGACACTAAAGCTCTGTGTTACCAGCCACACCCCGAATTTTTTGGCCCTGAGCACGAGTGTTTTCAATACTACTTCGAGCTGATTGAACGCTGTCACGGGCTCCGTGCGTAAGCATATAGCCGCTGTAAGCAAATACTCAAGCTCTGAATAAACCTTAGAAAATAATTTAGCCAATGGGCTGGAGGGTAGCATCATCTGCGGAATGGTTGGTTGTGCGGGCTATATTAGCCAAAAAGAAGAGGCTGTCTTCAAGCGTTTGTTGGAGATTGATACCATCAGGGGCCCACACTCCACTGGTGTTATGTCAGTGAACCAAGCTGGCCTTACGGACATTGCAAAGACTGTCGGGACCCCCTGGAATCTATACGATCTGAAGTCGTTTGATAGCGTAATGCACGGAAGCCTTTGTGTGCTTATGGGGCATAACCGCTGGGCTACGAAGGGTAAGATTAATACTCGTAACGCTCACCCATTTGAACATGACCACATCATTGGCGCTCACAATGGCACTCTACGTAGTCAGCAGTTGCTGATTGACCACAAAGAGTTCGAGGTTGATAGCGACAACATCTTCTACTCAATTGCTAAGGTTGGTGTAGATGAGACTATCAAGAACACTTGTGGGGCATTTGCCCTTACATGGTATGACTCTGAACAAGAGACAATGAACTTCATCCGCAATGATGAACGTCCTTTGTGGCTGGCTGAGTCTGAAGATAAGCGCACAGTGTTCTGGGCATCTGAGCCTTGGATGTTGGAAGTTACATTAAAGCTGGCCGGTATCAAGCACCGTGACTTATATGAGCCTAAGCCTGGAGAGCTGTATTCCTACCCAATTGAGCTAACTTATGCCCCTAAAGCTTTCAAAGAAGTTAAGGTACGAGAGCTTGAGCTACACAAATGGAAAACTGTCGTAAAGCAGGGCAGCCCTACCCACACAAATTCTGGTGGGAATGGTAAGTCTGTAGCTAACAACTCTGTCTTTGACAAGGCGAGAGAGAGTGTTGTGGGAAAGCCCTCGACCAATCAAAAAAAAATTACCCCAGCAGACCTCATCAATCAGGGGGAAGTCGAGTTCTTCGTCTCGTCCCTCGCGACTAGTGACAACACTGGTCAACAGTGGGTGTCATGCTGCCCTACACAAGATAACTGCAACATTGAACTGCGTCTGTACACTGCTGATCCGGCGGTGATTCAATGGATGATGAACTCTGTCTTCTTCTTTAAGGGCAGAATTCGTGGCTTCGCTACTGTAGGGAACGATACATGGTGCACACTAGATCCTCGTAGTATTGAGGAGACTAAGACCATTGATATTAGCGAGGAAGATGACACAGAGCAGGCTGTAGTGTTTGGTGGTCAGATTGTCTCTGAAGAAGACTATGAAGCTCTTGTGAATTGTGGCTGTGGCAACTGTAAAACCATCCCAACCATTGAGGAAAGTGAAGACCTCATCTGGTTGGACAAAGCTAACTTCATCTGTGGAGACTGTAAGGATCTCCCAGTTGTGAAGGATTTTATTGTTAAGGCTGTTAGCCTTGGCACAGTTAAACACTAAGAGGTAACATCATGAGCTTGAACATTCTCGTAGGTGCCGATCCTGAGGTTTTTGTTCGTAAGATTGGTCAGAAACAACTTCAATCGGCACATGGTCTTGTCCAAGGCGACAAGAAAAACCCCCATAAAGTTCATCAAGGTGCTGTCCAAGTAGACGGCATGGCCCTTGAATTCAATATTGATCCAGCTAAGAATGAGCGTGAGTTCGTAGAAAACATCACTGGTGTCATGAAGATCATGGCTGGCATGGTGCCTAACTATGAGCTGGTAGCCACTCCTGTGGCGTCCTTCACTAAGGCCATCATGGCTAAGCAACCTAAGGAAGCATTGGAGCTGGGCTGTGAGCCTGACTTCTGTGCATGGAATGGGGGACAAGCTAACCCTCGCCCTAATGGTGATGTTAACTTCCGTACTGGAGCAGGTCATGTACATATTGGTTGGACTAATGATGTTGATATTAATGACCCCGGCCATATGGAAGCTTGTATTATGGCAACAAAGCAGTTGGATTATTATCTTGGTCTTGGGTCTTTGGTGTACGATGCTGACACTAAGCGCCGCACTATGTATGGTGCTGCTGGGGCGTTTCGTCCTAAGCCTTATGGGGTTGAGTACCGTGTTCTAAGCAACGCTTGGTTGCAGTCTGAAGAGCTTATGGCGTGGGTATATCGTACCACCACTAAGGCCATCAATGACTTGTTTGAGGGCAAGGCTGCCTTCCACCAGCATGTTGCTTTGGTGAAGCGTCTTATGGCCGAGAAGAAGCCTAATCTTGGCACTATCCGGCAGCTTATGGACATACATGGTGTCGAAACTCCCCCTGGTTTTGTTAGGACTCAATGGAGCCATCAAGGCTTCCGTCCAATTGCACAGGTAGCATAATCATGAGTATGTATGGTGATGACTATGACTACGCTCATAGTCGCTTAGTTGACACCATTGTCCGGCTCAAAGGGGAGCCTGTATACATTCATAAGGTGACTCGTGGCATGGTTGTAACCTGTCACCGCCTTGATGATGAGGAGACTGTAACTTGTCAAGCTGATGAGCTGGACTTGCATCCAGTCCCTTTGGGCTATTGCAACTTTAACAAACATGCCTGTTATATCTCCCGCGTTCCAATGCGCCGTGACTGGCGCCAAGGGCTACGGAGGGGCAACTTCATCTCCCAAGGTGCAGTCAGCGCTGATCGTATTCCCTATGAGGCCCTCCGCAAGACTATCTTGAACGAGTTCCCCAAGTTCACTGATGCTCTTGTAATTGTAAAGAAGACTAAGTCTGTAGCATGGCACCGTCACTGGGCTATAGACGCCCATGGGCAGCTGCTCCATAAGGGTGGTGAGCGTCCTGTAGGGATTGTTGAGAACGGCATACCAGTGCTGACTAGCCGCTATATGTACCTAACTGAGGCGTTGAAGGAGTCGCTATGAAGACGGTGATGCAATGGTTCAACTTGCCTAAGAAGTTCAAGACTGATGGTGAGGTGGGTATTGAGATTGAGGTGGAGGGTGAGCGCCTCCCCTATTGTGAGAAGTTCTGGAAGAACGAGGAAGATGGCTCACTACGTGGTCCTGAGACTCGTGAGTATGTGTTGGCCAAGCCAATGCTGCTCAAGGAGGCTCGCCTAGCCCTCAAGTACTTAGACGCACAGTACAAGGAACATGAGTCTGAGGTGTATGATAGTGTACGAGCTGGTGTTCACGTACACATAAACGTCCAGAAATTGAACATGATTGAGTTGTATAACTTTATGGTGCTATACATCACCTTAGAGGAGGTGTTGGTCAAGTTCTGTGGCCCTTACCGTGAGGGGAATCTCTTCTGTCTCCGTACATGCGATGCAGACTACCTGCTGAGACAGCTTACAATGTCCGCTGAGACTAGGTTCTTCAACAACCTAGTGAGTGACCAGCTACGCTATGCTTCGATGAATGTGAAGGCTCTGGGGACGTATGGTAGCCTTGAGTTCCGTGCTATGCGAGGTACTCGTGACCTTGACCTAATCTACAAATGGGCTGAGGTGCTGCTCAACCTGCGTGAAGTGGCTAAGACTTATGCAAGTCCTGATAAAATCATTGAAGGATTCAGTTATGGGGGAGCTAAAGAGTTCCTCATTAACGCCCTTGGGGAGAACTCTGAGCTATTCATGTGTGAAAACTTGGAGGACATGCTGATTGATGGCATGCGACGAGCACAAGATGTGGCCTATTGTGTTGACTGGGCTGACTACCATGAAGTAGAGAAGAAAATCATTGGCGAACTTGAGTTCCCAATTGGTACAGAATTCCCTGACGAGCCGCTGGAGGATTACTAATGAAAGCGTTTATCTACCCTTACCTGTCAGCTTCTGAGTCCTGTAAGGCGCTGGCTGAGGGGCTTGGCTTGAAGCGCATAGCTCACAAGGCTAGCCGTTTCAAAGGAGCTAAGGACAGGCTGGTGATTAACTGGGGCGCTAGTAAGCTGCCTGAGGAAGTGACTAAATGCACCATCCTCAATCTTCCACAAGCTGTTAAGCAAGCTAGCGATAAGTTGCTGGCCTTCCGGCGGCTGAATGATGGGAAGCGCACCACTCGTGCTGTATATGCAGCAAAGGGTCACCATGATCTTCGAGCAGACCACGAGATATTTGAGGGAGTAGCTGACGACTTCGTTGGCATCATTAATCGTGGGCGATATGGGGAAGTTCTTATTAAGGAGCCAGCCCCACAAGAGGCTGGGCATGCCCGCACTCCTGAGTTCACTACAGAGAGAATGAGGGCTGGGGCATGGCTGGGCATGGGGTTCACTGTCGTAGAACGCCACATCTTGAACGGCCATAGTGGTGCTGGCATACGTCTTGTAGAGCCGGACAGTGAAGAGGGGCTACAGAAGTGCCCTTTGTATGTTCGCTATGTCCCTAAGAAACAAGAGTACCGAGTCCATGTATGTGGTGGGCAGGCTGTTGACATTCAGCGTAAGGCACGCCGTAAGGATGTAGCTGACGATGACATCAACTGGAAGATTCGTAACCACGACAATGGTTTCATCTTTGCTAGGAACGAAGATGGTGTTGTGCCTCCTGATGTAATTGTCCAAGCAGTAAAAGCTGTGAATCTTTTGGGCTTAGCATTTGGTGCTGTGGACGTAATCTTCAACGATAAAGAGCAGAAAGCTTACGTACTAGAGGTAAACACAGCTCCAGGACTGTCAGGAAGCACCCTAGAAGGCTACCTAAGCCGTTTTAAGGACTACCTCAATGGTAATGTAGTCATCCCTGCTCAGAACGTCCCTAAAGAGTTTGTAGGGGCTGAGGAGAAAGTAGTAATGCCAGTTGCCATCGGCCTTGATGCCCCTCCTATTGATCTTGCTGCTCTATTGGGTAAGCCAAAGCAGTGCCGAGTGGCACCTCCTGTACCAGCTCATGTAGACCTTTTCTAAGTTTAACCAGTATAGTAAGCCCAGGGACGGGTTTGGAAAGTGGCCCTGATAGGGCGATGCTAGAGACGACATTAATCACTAGAAATTAATTTTGGAGGTTAGCCTTGGGGCAGTGCCTTGTCAAGACCGGCCATTCATGCGGCACCCGTAATGGCCTTCAATGCTACGAGCAGGATGATGGTAGTATTACAGGCTATTGTTTTAGCTGTAACACATACGTGGCATCACCGCTAGGTGATAAAAAGGTGAGTGACATCCCCAAGGCTGAGCGCCTTAGTAAGTCACGAGAGGAGATTGAGACTGAGTTAGCTGAGATTGGTGAGTGTGAGGTTGTTGACCTGCCAGATAGGCGCCTAAGGGCTGTTGCCCTAGACTACTACGGCATTAAGGTTGGCTATGACCAAGCTGATGGTGAGACACTTAAGTTTATTTACTTCCCTTACAGCAGTAAAGGAAACCTTCAGGCGTATAAGGTAAAACTTATTGAGGGGAAGAAGTTCTGGTCAGTGGGGGATCAATCTAAGGTTGACCTCTTTGGCTGGGAGCAGGCCAAGGCGAGCGGAGCACGCCGTCTTATCATCACTGAGGGTGAGTTCGATGCTGTTGCACTCAAAGTCATCTTCGACACCTACGAGAAAGCTGAGTACAAGGACACTATTCCGGCTGTATGTAGCTTGCCTCATGGTGCAGCATCTGCTCATAAAGATATTTCACGCTTATCACCAGAGATTAAGAAGTATTTCAAGGAAGTAAGCTTCTGCTTTGATGATGATGAACCTGGCCATAAGGCTACTGAGGAGTGTTGCAAGATATTCCCCGGAGCCACTGTCATCAGCTTGCCCTGCAAGGACGCTAACGAATGCATACTCAAAGGGAAGGGCAAGGGCGCTTATCAAGCGGCTAAGTGGAAGAATGAAGTTAAGAAGAATACCCAGCTAATCTTTGGCGAAGAGCTGCATGAAGCAGCTCGTGAGGTGGCTAAGTATGGCGAGTTGACATGGCCTTGGGAGCACATCAACACTAAGACTCGTGGCATACGTTATGGTGAAACCATCTATGTTGGTGCTGGTGTTAAAATGGGAAAGTCCGAACTCCTGAACGAGTTGGGCGCTCACTTCATTAAGGAACATGGTGTCAAGGTGTTCATGGCTAAGCCTGAGGAGGCTAACAAGAAGACTTACAAGCTCATGGCCGGTAAGATTGTTGGCAAGGTGTTCCATGACCCTGATCGCGAGTTTGACTTCGCCGCTTATGATAGAGCAGGAGAGGTGTTGAAAGGCAAGTTAGCTATGGTTAACTTGTATCAACACCTAGGATGGGAGTCCCTTAAAGCGGACATCTATGCTGCTGCTGGTTGGGGGGCTAAGGTTGTCTTCATAGACCCGATTACTAACCTCACAAATGGCATGGAGAGCGGGCTAGCTAATATCAAGCTGCAAGAAATTGCACAAGAATTGGCTGCTATGGCCCTTGACTTGAACATTGTAGTGTTCATCTTTGTCCACTTGAAATCTCCCGAAGGTAACATCAGCAAAGACGCGAGGTTAAAGATGTATGAGAACGGTCGATATATTGGCCTTGGTAATTGCCCTCACGAGCTTGGAGGGGATGTGTCTTCTAATCAATTCGCTGGGTCTAGGGCCATGATGCGTTCATGTAATTATATGCTTGCACTCAAGGGTAATAAGGATGCCCTCTTACAAGATGGCGTACGTAATATGCGTGAATTAGAGTTGTTAGAGGACCGAGAGTTCGGTGAGGTGGGGAACTTCCCACTATGGTGGAACCGTAATTCGACACACTTTGAAGAGAGGGAGCTGTGATGGACAAGCAACTGTTCGCCAGACTCAAAGAAAGCATGAAGTCCATTGATAAAGAAGAGAAATGTACCGAGTGTATGCAATATGGAGAGCTTAACCATCGTGGGGTTTGTGAATTCTGTGAAGACCCCTATGGTGTATCTGCCCTTATGGAGCTGGTTGAGCTTGAAGAGTCCATTCTGAGGAGTCAAGAGTGAATGAAATCCTGGGAGAGTTTTACAAAGAGAATAGGGACTTACTTCTACGTCGTTTGTCATATGGGGCGGGCAGTCCCGAGGCTGCTGAAGATGTGTTACAAGAGGCTTTCGTTCGAGCTTTGGTATATCAAACTACTTTTAATCCAGCACAAAAAGAGCTAGGTGCTTGGTTCAACACCATCATGAAGAACGCTTTACGGGACTTTAAGCGGGAGGAGTGGTTATTTGGTATGGGGGAGGAGTTTGATGAGGAACTCTATGACCCACAAGAGATGCCACTTAAGGAGGACGAGCTAGTAAAGAAGATTTATGAGCTTGTTGACGAGAAGATTGAAGACCATCAAGAGATATTGCTCCTCTACTTTGAGAAGCACTATAGTCCGAAGGACATTGCCAACATCACTACAGCTAAGGTGAAGACCATTAAGCAAGTGATTTGGAGGTTTAAGACTGAGGTTATAGAACGTCATGGGACTTGAGGCTGTCTTTGATATTGAGTGCGATGGCTTTAACCCGACCAAGATACACTGTGCGTGTCTTTCAACAGGGGTGGGGGGCAGAGAATACAACCTCCTAGACTACCCTCGGATGAGGGGGTTCTTTGAAAAAGCAGAAGTCCTCATCGGCCATAACATTATACGCTTCGACATACCTCATACTGAGCGCATCTTAGGTATTAAGATTAAGGCGAGGCTGGTGGATACACTGGCATTGTCTTGGTATCTCTATCCGAAGCGTGTTAAGCATGGCTTGGCGGACTGGGGGGAGGAGTTTGGTGTCCCTAAGCCTGTGGTTGAGGACTGGGACAATCTCCCCATTGAAGTGTACGTCCACCGTTGTTCTAAAGATGTGGAGATTAACCAGAAGCTCTGGGACAAAATGTGGAAGGACCTCCTAAAGCTCTATGGTGACGCTGACAAGGCGTGGAGGTTGATAGACTACCTTACCTTCAAGATGGACTGTGCGAGGGAGCAGGAGGCCTCACGGTGGCTCCTAGACACTGTTAAGTGTACAACTACAAGGGATAGGTTGGTCGTACTGCAAGAGGAGAAGGTAAAAGAACTTGCTTTGATTATGCCTGAAGTCCCAGTCTATGGGAAAGTAGCTAAGCCAAAGAAGCCATATAAACTTAACAAGGAATTGTCAGTAGGTGGTAAGAAGTGGTTCGACGCTTTGAAGAGGCTCGGCTTACCAGCAGATACGGAAGGAGTGGTGGAGGAGGTGGTGGGGTGGAAAGAACCTAACCCTGGCTCTCATACACAGGTCAAAGACTGGCTCTATAGCTTAGGCTGGGTGCCAGAAACTTTTGAGTTCAAACGGGACAAAGAGACAGGAGACGTTAGGCAAATACCACAAGTGAACCTGAAGCATGGGGCTGGTGTATGCCCAAGCATCAAGAGGTTGTTCCTTATGGCACCTGGCCTAGAAGTCCTTGAAGGCCTCTCAGTTCTTACTCACCGTATTGGCGTACTGAACGGATTCTTGGCTAACGTGGACGGTGACGGGTATGTCCAAGCGAAGATTACAGGACTTACCAACACGTTACGGTTCAAGCATGGGGTGGTTGTCAACCTTCCGCGTCCTGATAAGCCTCATGGCGCTGATATACGTGGTTGTTTGGTCAGCGATGACGGTTGCGAGTTGGTTGGGGCTGATATGAGTAGTCTGGAGGATAGGACAAAACTTTCCTTCATGAATAAGTATGACCCCGCTTATGTCGCAGATATGAGCCAGGAGGGCTACGATCCCCACCTAAGCCTCGGTGTAGTTGCCGGGATGATCACAGAGAACGAGATGGAATTTTACAAATGGTATCAGAAGAATCACTAATAGGTTACTTAAAACAAAACTACCAATACTCGGATGGTAATCTGCTCAGGAGTAAGGCTTATAAGCAATGGGAGGCCGGGGTTGCGGTAGGGACAATAGGTGTACGTGGCTATATGACCCTATCTATCTTAGGTAAGAGATACTATCTACACAGGCTTATCTGGCTGATGCACAACGGAGTGTTGCCCCCACTACTCGACCACATCAATGGGGTTAAGGCCGATAATAGGATTGAAAACCTTCGAGTGAGTAACAAAAAGGAGAACGCCCTTAACCTGCATAAACCACATGCAGATAATTTACTAGGTATTTTGGGGGTGTCTAAGAGACGAGACACTGGCAAATATACGGCAAACCTGTGTGGGGTCAGGTTAGGCCAGTTTGATACGCCAGAAGAGGCAGAGAGGGCCTACATAAATGCTAAGCTTGCAGCAGATGAAAGACCTACCGCCTGAGGAGCAAGACAAGCTATTCAAGCGCATCAAAGCTGTAAGGGGGGACGCGAAGTCAACTAATTACGCTGCTACCTACGGATCTGGGGCTGCCACTTTGGCCCGCACAGCTAAGGTTAGCTTAAAGGAGGCACAAACATTACTAGATGCGTACTGGAAACTAAACTGGTCTGTTAAGAAAGTTGCTGAAGACATGGAAGTTAAGTCTTGTCTTGGCGGCAAGTGGCTATTGAACCCTGTCAGTGGTATATGGCATGTGCTCAGACATGATCGTGATAGGTTTAGTACAGCTAATCAGAGCACTGGTGTATGGGCGTTCGATACCTGGATTAAGTACGTCAGGACAGGAGGCCCACCTATGCTAGCAACCTTCCACGATGAAGGAGTTTGGCAAGTTAGGGAAGGGATGCGAGGCAGAGTAGTGGAGCATATCCGCAAGGCTATGGACAAGACTAACAATGAACTTAAATTAGATCGAGAGCTAGACTGTGAAGTACAGTTCGGCCAATCGTATAGCGACATACACTAGGGAAAACAAACTGATGCCAAGTATAAAGATTGACGAAGAGCTCAAGGAATTCATCAACTATGGCAAAGCCCAGGATGGTGATGAGTATGTCATTGTGGAGGCTAGCGACTGGGTGAACCAATACAAAGACTATGACATTAAAGAGGTGGTCTTGTTACATAAAGCATCTGGCAAACACTATGCTTACTATGATTCCCGCTCGGGCTCCTATTACTCCGATTATGAGTATGACAGCCCAGAGGAATTGATTGAAGTTGAGCCAATTGAAGTTAAACGAATTGAATACAAGGTGGTGAAATAATATGGCGCTTAATGCCCGCAAAGTAAAATCTGTGGCCAAAGGCCCACAACAGGAAGCAATGGAAGCTGGCACATATCCAGCTCGTGTTGTACAAGTAATTGACTTCGGTGTACAGGAGCAGCGAGCCTATAAAGGGGTAGCTAAGCCCCCAGCTCAGACTGTATACCTCACCTATGAGTTCTTGGACGAGTTCTGTAAGGATGAAGATGGCGAAGACCAAGACGATAAGCCCCGTTGGTTGTCTGAACAGTTCCCACTACTGAGCCTTGAAGTAGACCTTGCCACCTCTACTAAGCGCTACAAAGCCCTTGATCCTGAGGAGAACTTTGGTGGCGACTTCACCTTGTTGGTGAGCGCTCCATGCATGGTTACCATCAACCAATACGAAAGTAAAGGTCAGATGCGTAATGGAGTTAGTTCTGTAGCCCCAATGCGACCTAAGGAAGCTGCTAAGGCACCTGAGTTGGTTAACCCACCTAAGGTATTATTGATTGACAACCCTGACCTAGAGATCTTTAAGTCCCTTCCTGAGTGGATGCAGGAGAAGATCAAGGAGAGCTTGGAGTTTAATGGCAGCGCTCTTGATGACGCCCTGCATGACAAGGCTCCAGTTAAGAAAGTCATAGCCAAGCCAAATCGTAAGGCAGCTCCTGAGGCCGCAGTAGAGGTTGAGGAAGATGGAGTAGAGGGGGAGGATGATCCTTGGTGATCTACATCTACCCTAATGGGGCTTGGTTGTACGATTGGGAGATGCATGGGTTTACTATGGCCCATAAAACTATCGTTGCAGGGGGTCGCTGGGTTGACCTAGACCGCCTTCACGAGGAGGGGCCTTTCAGTGAGCCTGAGCTAACCGCTATTAGCGAAGCCCTTGGTGAAGAATGAGTGACGCTGGGTGGTGTGTGATATGCGTACTACTACTCTTCGTCCTACTAATGTATAAGAATATTGAGGTTGTCTGTGGAAGCTAAAGAGTTTAAAGCTGGTGAGTTTGTAGCTATTGTTAGTGACAACTTGGAGGAGAACGGACTCCCTGAAGGGACTTACCTATATCTTGCGGGGGACACCTTTGTCCGTGAGAGTGAGGTAGACCCTTATCTTTATCGCAAGGCTTTTGTAGCAGCTAGGGTGGTTGATATGCACATCCAAGCTGATGAGAAGCCCTTCTTGGTGACTGCTAAGAACTTCATTGAAGTGGCTGAGCTAGAGCTAGCTGCTCTCCAAGCTGTGTATGAAGAGGACTTTGGGGGTGAAAATGAGTAAGTGCCCGAAGTGCGGCACCTCACCATTCCAACACTATAATTTTGGCCTAATGCACAAGTGTCATATCTGTAACACGACTTGGAGGGGTTAATAATGGCGCATGATCCTGAGTTGGACGAAGTGTTCGACAAGTTCGAGGCAGAAACTTGGAATGCTGAGCGAACTAAGCTAGAAGATGAAGTCATTAGTTCAACGCTAAGGCTGAGTAATTTCATGGGGAGCAATAGTTTTACCTTGTCTTCAGGGCTAATGAGGATTAAAGTGTTGGTGATCTCGGGGCAACTAAATGCAATGCTTAATCGACAGTGACATCTTGGTGTATGAAATTGCTAACTGCGGCCAGTTCATTGACGAAGTAACAGGTGAGTTAGTCGTCAGAGAGTTTGACTATGTAGCAGCCCTCCTTGATGACAAGGTGAGGGAAATTGAGGCACTATGCTGGGCTACTGAGCCTAGTGTCCTCTACCTCACTGGTGACAGGAAGCTCACTAAGAGTCTTAACAAGAAGCGTGTACACGAAGGTAAGGAGCCAGTTGAGTTCAAGCCTAACTTCCGCTTTGAAGTGGCTAAACAGAAAGAGTACAAAGGTACTCGTAAGCAAGAGAAGCCGTTCCACTACAATAACATCAGAGAGTATATGCTCGCTAACTACGAGTGTGTAGTCGCTGAAGGTATGGAAGCAGACGATATGATCTGTGTGGAACTTGTACGCAGCGGGGAGAAGTTGGATGTTATTTGTTGTTCACGCGATAAAGACCTCCGTATGGTTCCCGGCATGCACTTTGGCTGGGAATGTGGCAAGCAGCCTCAATTCGGCCCTAAGCGGGTGGATTTCATCGGTGAGATCAGTCTCAGTAAAGACAGAAAGTCAGTTAAAGGTACAGGAATTAAATTCTTTTATAGCCAGCTTATCACAGGCGATACCGTCGACAACATCCCAGGTTTACGGGGCGCAGGTGCGGTCCTTGCTCATGAGTCCCTTGCTGAGCTTGAGGCAGAAGGAGCAATGTTTGAATGCGTGGCAGGATTATATGAGAAGAAGTATGGCGAAGACTGGAGAGTTGAGTTGAAAGAGCAGGCGGCGCTACTCTGGATGATCCGAGAGTTGGACGAGAAAGGTGAGCCTGTGCACTACACCCCCTATGATGAACGAGGTGAAGACTATGCGTTGGCAGGGTAAAAAGTTGAGTGAGTATAGTAAGAATGAGTTAGTGCTCATTGTGGAGGCGCTAATGCGGATAACAGAAGAGCAAGCTCGTCGTCATGTACGAGAGCTTGAAGACTTGTTTGACCAAGAGGTGGGCTGATTGGCTAAGCTCACACAAGAAAGATTAAAAGAGCTTCTATACTATGACCCTGAATCCGGGGACTTTACTTGGCTCGTGAGCACGACCAATAGCGTCAAGATCGGGGACAAGGCGGGGGGAGTTAATAGCCGAGGGTATCTGCTGATCCGCATCGATACACTATTATACAGTGCCCACCATCTTGCGGTTCTCTACGTCAAGGGGGTTTGGCCCAAAGACTTAGTGGACCACAAGGACACAGATCGATTGAACAACTCTTGGGGAAACTTGAGGGAGTGCGAGCCTTTCCAAAATCGCATGAATAGGAAATGCAACGCTAATAGCTCAAGTGGCGTGAAGGGGGTTTCAAGCGGCAAGGGGAGAAAGACCTTTAAAGTTGTCATAGACAAAAAATACTATGGGAGTTTTAAGGACATAGAGTCAGCCACTGAAGCCGCAATGAAGATTAGGGAAAATCTGCACGGGGAGTTTGCCAATCATGGCTAGGCCAAGAGGCGAGCTGACTCGCTGTGGAGGTCGATGGACCGAAGCTCAGTTCCGAAGCTTTGTTAAGAATAACCTACGTAGCGCTTCCAGAAAGTGGCAGCCTATCCAAGCATGTAAGAAGAAGGCCCACATATCTCGTGGGCTATACCGATGCGACGGATGTGGGGCTGAGGTGGCCCCCACTTACTACGACGATGAGAAACGCAAGAGGATGAAAGCGATCTTTGTGGACCACATTATCCCGGTTGTTGATCCCGCCGTTGGGTGGACCACTTGGGATGATTGTATAGAGCGGCTCTTTTGTGAGCCAGAAAATTTACAACTCCTTTGTAAAGCTTGCCACTCAGAGAAGTCTCGTGAAGAAATTGATATTGCTAAGAAACGTCGAGAGACGTCTAAAGAAGAACAACTCGAACTTGATGAAGGAAGTGACATTGAAGAAGATGAATAGCCCTAAGTTTGATGACGTACAGAATGTTTGTCTGCGTACTTGGAACCGTTGTGCCATTGTGTTCAACCTACGAGCTGATGTAGGGGAGGAAGCTGCTACGAATTATGTAGATCAGTTCGACGCTATTACTAAGAAGCAGATTAGGGCAATGTTTGATTACATTGCGCTTAAGGGTTACAACACTGTACGCTGTGAAGTGACTAACGGGGAGATGGACAAGCGAGTGACTCAATGAGCCCTGAGCACGAGGCCTTTATGCACAGTAAGTTCCCTGAATGGGGTAAAGCCAATCACTTGGAGCGTAAGGTTATGTCACAAGAGAAGGTGCTAGAGAGTAACCCGCTAGATGAGCAAGTGGGGGGTGCTCACTACAAGACAATGAAGATACAGCCCATTGAGTTCATCCAAGAGAACAACTTGGGCTTCTGTGAGGGCAACATAGTGAAGTACGCCTGTCGTCACGCGGCTAAAGGGGGGGCTGAAGACTTGAAGAAAGTCATCCATTATGCGCAGTTACTGCTAGCCCACAAGTATGGTGACCACTCTTGAGTAAGAATATCCTAATAATCCCGGATAGCCAGATCCGCCCTGACAATCTTGAGTTGAATCGCCCTCTGCTGGAAGCTGTAGGACAACTCATTGTCAGTTGGCGCCCTGATGCCATTGTACATATTGGTGACCACTTCGATATGAAGAGCCTATGCCACTATGACTTCCCTAAGAACAACCGCCAAGTGTTTGATGGGGCAGAGGTGAAGGCAGATGTAGATGCAGGAGAGATGGGCTTAGAGTTTCTGATGCGTCCACTATGGGAACTACAATACCGCCAATGGGTTAATAAAAAGAAAGTGTACAACCCTGCGCTACACTTTACAATGGGCAACCACGAGCAGCGTGTTGATCGCTTCAACGAACTGAAGGGCTTGATAAACCTCCCAGAAGTTATTGGAGAGTACGGATTCAAAGTTCACCCTTTCCTAAAACCTGTTGAGATTGAGGGAGTTCACTTTGTCCATTATGCATATAACGCTATGTCTGGGAAGCCTATTGGCGGCACTGCTGAATATCGCCTTAACAAGCTTAAGCTATCGTTCGTACAAGGACATGAGCAGACGTTTAAATACGCTCAGGAATACCTCAACGATGGTAGAAAGATTAGCGCTCTCGTTGGGGGTAGCTGTTACCTCCACGACGAGGAGTACAAGGGCTTTCAAGGCAATAACCATTTTAGGGGTTGTTTCAAGCTGCATAATGTTCATGATGGCATGTATGATTTGGAGCAAGTTAGCGTAGAGAGGTTGCTTGGTGTTTAAAGGTGTTGGTACTAGTATCTCTAATGTTAACAAACCTTGTGGTGATAGTTTTCCAGCAAAGGTTATCGGGGCAATCTCCCCTTGCCATGTTGGTAATTAACACTGCATTTCTGTTGGTGCTTTTCTTCTCCTATGTGGTGACTTAAATGGAACTTCAACCAACTAAAAAACACGAGCTCTATGAAGTAGCTCTCCATGACCGCAAGAACATGCCTGTAATCGCGTATGGGAGCGCCGGGACTGGCAAGACATATGGTGCTATAGGTCGAGCTGTAGAGTGGCTTGACGGGGCTCGTAAGAGCCAGGTGATCCTAGCCCGCCCTAACGTCTCCTTTGCCAACACTAACGGCTTCCTACCAGGAGGGGAGCGTGAGAAGCTTCTCCCTTGGATTCGCCCCCTGCAACAGAACTTCATTGCTCATGGTGTAGGCATTGCTCATCAGGAGGATTTGGAGAAGAATCGACGCATCCAGTACTACATGCTTGAGCACATCCAGGGTCTCACTTGGGATAACGCCTTGGTGATTGTGGACGAATGCCAGAACATGTCTTTTGAGCAGATTAAGGTGTTGGTCACTCGGATGGGCAAATATAGTAAGCTTGTCCTGTGTGGTGATGTGGCGCAGACTAGCCCCCTATTCAGGGGGAGTGGCCTCGCTGAGTTCATTAAGATGGTTGAGGAACTTGACCTGCCAGTGCATACCATCCACTTTACTGTTGATGATGTACTTCGTAGTGAGCAATGTAAGATGATGATTAGCGCTTTCGAGCGGTGGGAGGCGCGTAAATAATGGGGGCTCTCATAGCATTAAATGCACTCATGGAGTGCCTAGTAACAGGGCTGTTCACTGGCTTAATCATTATGGGACTAGTTAAGATTGGCTGGCTCCCCATTTTGTTCATCTCCACAGATGAGCCACCAGAAGATAATGAAGACTAAGGGGAAATTTGCTTGAGCGAGAAAGATAAGAAGGCGTTGAGTGAGATTACGGTTTTTGGGAAATATGCTAAGTTCCTCCCCTCAAAGGGGCGTCGTGAGAACTACGATGAGATTGTAACACGCAATAAGGAAATGCATCAATGGAAGTACCCACAATTGCACGACCAGATTGAGCAAGTGTATAAGGATTATGTACATACTAAGCGCGTTCTTCCTAGTATGCGCTCCCTTCAATTCGGCGGTCGTCCTATCGAATTGGCTCATAATCGCATTTTCAACTGCGCATACATGCCAGCAGAAGATTACCATTTCTTTCCTGAGCTTATGTTTCTTTTGCTTGGCGGCACCGGCATGGGCTATTCTGTCCAAAGCCACCACGTAAGCAAACTCCCGCCAGTAACGGAGCCTAAGAGTCGTGATTACCACAAGTTCCAAGTACAAGACAGCATTGTCGGTTGGGCTGATGCCATTAAGGTTGTTGCTAAGGCATTTCTATGTGGAGGAGCACTACCTGCTTTTGATTATAGAGACATCCGCGAGAAAGGGTCTGAGCTTGTCACCACAGGCGGTCAAGCTCCAGGCCCTGCTCCACTAAAGCTTTGTGTAGAAAGCCTCACAGAGCTCTTCACAGGAGCTGTGGGGCGCCCTCTGCGACCTATTGAGGTGCATGATGCTGCCTGTATCATTGCTGACGCTGTGTTGGCAGGGGGGATTCGTAGAGCTGCAATGATTAGCCTGTTCGACCTTGACGATGAGGAGATGATTACTTGTAAGTCTGGTAACTGGTGGGAGACTCATCCCTACCGAGCCCGCTCTAACAATAGTGCTGTGCTGATTCGGGGAGAGGTTACAGTTGACCAGTTCGTTAAGCTCATGTCTCGTGTGGAGGCCAGTGGTTGTGGCGAACCCGGTGTCTACTGGAACAATAATCGAGACTGGGGTACTAACCCTTGTTGTGAAATTGCACTTGAACCCTATCAGGCCTGCAATCTCACGGAGCTTGACGCTAGCGTTATCAGGAGTCAGGCCGATTATAATGGGGCAAGTCACGCTGCTGCATTTATTGGCACGCTACAGGCAGGGTACACAGACTTCCACTATCTTAACCCCAAGTGGCGGGAGACTTGTGAGCGTGGTGCACTTCTCGGAGTGAGTATGACTGGCATTGCCAGCAAGACTGTCACTGAACTTGACATGAAACAGGCGGCTAAAGTTGCAGTACAAACTAACCGAAATGTTGCCAAAGATATTGGCATTAATCCTGCTGAGCGTGTCACTACTGTTAAGCCCGCTGGTACTACTTCTCTTGTCCTTGGCTGTAGCAGTGGTATTCACGCTTGGCATAATGACTATTATATTAGACGTATGCGAGCGGGTAAGGACGAAGAGCTAGCTCAGTACATGATGAAGGTGGCTCCAGCGCTCGTAGAGCAGGATGTGATGGTATCGCACCAAGTGGTACTCAGCTTCCCTCAGAAAGCTCCTGACGGGGCTTGTGTACGCACTGAGAGCATCTTTGACCTACTAAGTCGGGTGAAGAAGGTTAGTCAAGAGTGGGTGGGCACAGGACATAATAAGGGGGATAACCGACATAACGTATCCTGCACTATTAGCGTTAAGGATAACGAGTGGGAAGAGCTAACTAACTGGATGTGGATTAACCGGGAGCACTACAATGGTATTAGCGTCTTGCCTTACTTTGGTGCTGAGGCTTACCCTCAGTTGCCCTTCGAGGATTGCACCAAGGAAGTATATGAGAGTATGCTCCCCCACCTAGAGGCTATTAACATTGACGAGGTGTTTGAACAAGATGGCAGCCAAATCAATCTCGCAGCAGAGAGTGCTTGTAGTTCAGGTGCGTGTGAAGTCACATTTCTATAACTGGCCTGACATAACCTTTCCACCAATTAACCTCTGGAGCTTGCCTAAATGAAGACGCTAACCATCACTGACTACAATGGCCTTGTCGATACGTACGAGAACTTTGCCTCATTTGTTGACTACCAGCTTGGTGACACTTACTTCCTCAAGATCTCTTGTGTAGATAAGGACTGCTATGTCCCCATCACTCAGGTAGCACACTTTGAAGTAGCGGAGGTTCTATAGTGGGAGACGTAGTTGATCTAGTGCCAGCACAGAACCCTGATGTAGTCCTTAAAGAGGCTATAGGGCATTATGCTCAAGTCCTCATTCTAGGCTACGACGCTGAAGGTTACCTTGATGTAAGGGGCTCTCTAGGCTTGGACAAGGCAGAGATCCTCATGCTTATAGAGCAGTTCAAGTTTAATCTTATGTCAGATGTGTATGACATGGAGTAAGCCAATGCCAGAGGACGGCATTAATTTTAGATAAAGAAAAGCCCCAATTAAGGGGCTCGACTTTTAACGCTTGTTAATCTGAACTTCCAATCTGGCTACACCAGTAGATAACTTATCCACAGTGTCAGTCAACCTCTCCAGAACCTTAAGGGTCGCTTCTTGCGTCTCCTTTTGGTTCGCCAGTTTAGTTTCCAGAACTTGGGTTTGAACACTCAAGCCCTTGGTCTGAGAAACATCCCTCTTGATGTCTTGCACATCTCCGTACAACATCCCCACGCCAAATACCAAACTCCCCACTGCAACAAGAGTCTGAGTCCAACCACTCACCCTAGATGTTAAATCACTCATCAACCACCCCGCTTACTAGCGAAGATGTCTGTAACTTTCTTAATACCAAATGACGCGGCGAACACTACACCAATGAGGTATTGATACCAGTCAGGACACGCTGAGAGCGTAGAGAACCCACTCTGCACTGTCTCCTTCATGCCTGGGATGAACGCTAAGATCATCGGGATGGAGATTAGAATGGTAAGCCATTCATCCTTCCAACTAGACTTGCTAGCCTCCGCCTGTATGTTGTCCCAGTTAGCTTCGTTAGTTAGCTGAGTCACTTCCTTGGAGATTGTAGCTTCCTGTATCTTCTGCTTGCCCTCAAGCCAAGTGGTTACAATACCACCTAGCGGGCCTAGTAGAGCTGTAAACCACACATGACCTCCGAATTACTTCTTCTTTTTCTTCTTAGACTTCTTTGCCTTAGAGTAGGCTATAGCGATCGCCTGTTTCTGTGACTTGCCAGCGTGCATCTCAGTAGAGATATTCTTGCTAATAGTCTTATTGCTTGACCCTGATTTAAGCGGCACTACTACCTCCCAGGAACAACTTGCGTTCCTCTTGTCTTCGGTTAGCTAGCCCCTGAACTCTCTTGCCGTTATCTTTATCCCAACGTAAGAGCTGATTAGCAGCCCCCTCGTAGTCTCCAGCATTCAGCAACTTGAGAAGAGTTGAGGATCGGAATGCACCTCCCCCCACATTGTAAACAAAGCTTACTAGAGCGTCGAACTGGTCCTGTGTCAGCTTGACCTCCACAGCATCATTAATATGCCCCTCAGCCGTCCTGAGGTCTCTTGTGAGGAGCCTCTCAGCCTCAGACAAGGGTATGGTAAGGCCAGCCCTTACATCGGCTCCTGTGTGGCCATAGCCAATGGTCCACACCCCACCACCGTCGAGGTAGGCCGTGAGACGGAGTCCCTCGGCGTTCTTAATGGCTTGTTTGTTTTGTGTAATCATTTCTTCTTCTTTGTCTTAGCCTTGTCCCTAGCACCTTTCTTAGCGAAGGGTATGAAACCTTTAGGGGCTTTCTTTTTCTTATCACCATATGGCATAATCATTCCGCCTTAGTAGGAGCTGGCTGTTCGCCAAAGATTGAAGGGGCATAGCGTTCATACGCTGCCTTGTAGTCTGTGTTACCACTCAAGTGAGCGTCCATCCTCAGTAGCTTATTCATTACGCTACCAACCTTAGCATTAAGGTCTTTCACCTTGTTCCTAGTCTCAGCCGAGTTAGCTTCTGGACCTTCAGCACGGAACACAACACCTCCCCCTGAAAAGAAAGGTTTAATTACAGAGCTGGTGGATGTAGCCGAAGAAGGCTTGCTTGCATCTACTGGACCTGTTGCTGGTGCAAATGTGCCAGAGGTACGCTTAGGAATGTAAGTGGTCTCCCACTCCTTCTTAAGCAAAGGCAACACTTGGTCAATATACTGGCTCTGCAAGATAGTGCTGGCATTCTGAGCAGCGTCTTGATACACACCACCACCTGAGCTAGTGAACTTACCAAACTCTGGGGAAGCCAAGAAGTCAACCACTTGGTTATACTCAGCAGGGTTATTAACTGCTACACTATGTACATCAATACCTTTGAGGATATTGGTGACGTTAGCGTTAAGCTGAGTCTGAGTCTCTTCCTTGTTACCACCATCCTTGCCGCCAGCGTAGTTACCCATACTACTCTTGAGAACACCGAGGTAGTTACCTACGTCAGCTTTCTCATCTGGAGTGTCAGGGAGAATGTCAGCGGGCTTAGTCACTGGGTTAGTGTTCTTGCCAATGATAGACATGACAGCTTGGTTAACTCCGGGGATGAGGGCTAGGTTAGCGTTACCTAGGAGGCGGCTAGTGGCCACTACCTGAGCAACCTTAGGGTCACCTAGGGCGTTCTTCATCTGAAGCGCTACAGTACGCTCATTCTCATTACCCAAGATTTGTTTATCAATATCCCCATTAAGAAACTTGACAGAGTTCTCATAGCGCATCTTCATAGGTGCGACAACGTTATTCACATAGTCCCCGCCAGCATCCTTGCCCACACTTGACACCAGTTGGCTAATAGTAGCGAACTGCTGGTCAGCCAGTTTAATAGCCTCTTGTGGCGTAATCTCTCCCCGGTCTTTCTTAGCCTCAATCTCCTGCAAGTCTTGGTTAAACTTGAAGTTGTAACTATCAGCCATACCACCTACAGCAATACGAGACTGCTGCTGTTGCTTAGCTTCAACCAAGTTGATCTTAGCCGACTGTTGAGAATAGCCCGCAGTCACTTGCTGAATCCTATCTGTAGCCAAGCCAATCTGGGCACGCTGGTAACCAACCTTAGAGCTAGCAAGCTGGAGAGCATTCTGTTGAGCGTTGATGTCAGCTTCATGACGCTTGAAGGCGGAGAAGGCAGCAATACCAGCTTGCTGTTCATCAGGGCTAGCAGTAGGCTTAATCCAGCCAGCTAGGCTAGCCTCCTTCTGCATAGCCACGTTGATCTTCTCTTGCTCAGTGCCCTCAGCTACAATCTTGCCTAGACCGGCAGTGTTGATAATATCTGCTTGAGTCTGTGCCAAGATCTTAGTGAGGCTGGGATTGTTACTAATCTCATCAGTGTAGTTCTTACGCATACGCATACGAGCTTCTTGAGAAGACATAGCCCCTTGCTCTACAGCATCAGCTAGCTTAAGTTGCTTCTGGCTGAAGGAGCTCACAGCATTGTTGAGATTATTCTGCTGATCAACAGCTTGCTTATTCTGTAGAACACTCATGCCAGCACTAAGGATCTTAGAACCAATGTTCCCCAAAGCATTTAATGACACCAGTGAACTTTGGTCAGAGACTGGTTGTGCAGGGGTGATGTTCTGTTGAGGAGCAGCACCCACATTTGTACTGAAGTCGGCCAAAGTTATTCTCCCTCTGGGTCTTTATAGGTGTTGATAAAATCAACAGAATCCATTAGTTGTTTACGCTTCTCTTCGTCTATGTTAGGGAGGGCCTTAATCAAACCCTTGACCTCAGCAGGGCTTTTCATCCCTGTCATCCTAAGCACGCTCTGGTACATACGAGCGTCACCATTCATGACGTCCTGCCTCAACAGCTGGTTGACAATCTCCTTAGCACGGAAGTCGTCATTGCCCCAGTGTCTCCAAGCCTCAGTGTATACACGGTTTATAAAAGACGACTCAGCATTTGTAATGCCCTGCCTAGTCAAATGCTTCTTATACTCTCCGTACCAATGCTTAACATCATCCTCGTAAGCCTTAGAGTCTTTGTAGGTCTTGTCATTTACAAAAAAGCGATTACGTTCGTCCACAGTTTGGAAACCAAACACCTGCCCAAAGGCTTCAGCAGAAGTAACATGAGGGTCAGTAATGCCCCCCATAGTACTGATCTTCTGTTGGTACTTCATGGCATAGGCAGCCTTAAACATGTTAGACATGCCAGAAGACATCTTCGCGAACTGAGTGGCCACTTCAGAAAAGGTAGTAGGGTCTTTATGGTCGTCTACCAAATTGAAGTACTTAGCCGCTGTCTTGGCAAAGTCAGTGATGCGTGGGTTGTTGCCGAAGAGCAGGGCGCCTGCCGGGGACGCAGCTACTACTGTCCCTACATCTGTGGAGAACAAGCTGTGAATGAAGTCCATTGTGCCATACATATTCAGGGGGGCCAGTCCAGAAAAGTCGATAGCAGTTTCTTCTCCAGTAGCCAAGCTTAGTGTTTTATTGAAGATAGATGCTTCAAGCCCCTCTGCTACTACATCTCTTGTGGCCGGGTCATCTGGCAATATCTGGCTGAACATGCCATAAGTAAGGGCTGGGGGGAACCCATACATAAGAGTGTTGAACCCTATAAGCCGGAGCTTCTGTTGGACTGTCAGGTTGCGATTGAGGGTCATGGTAAGAAAAGCTTTATGAGGCACTTGCTGGTACATGAACACCAGGCTAAGGGCGTTCTGGTTATACGGCAAGTCCCCCGCAGAGTTCATGTTGTAGGTGAAGTTACGAGAGTCCGCAGAGACATTCTGCAACACCTCTTGGCTATGCAAGTCTGCGCCCTTACGGAATGCTTGATCATAGTGAGACAAGTAAGAAGACAGAGTGTTAACATATTCCCCAGAGTCGAAGCCAACTTTCCGTGACCAAGTAAGTGGGGCAGTGATGGTCTTTCTTATCCTGCCCATAGTTGTCTGATCAGCAAGATTAAGCAGGCTGCCACGCACTAAGTTCTGCTTATCAATGGAGGCTACAAGACCTGTATCATCAAAGTCCTTGAACACTTTTTTGGCCATATCAATAGTCCAACCACTGCCGTGCAATAAGTCTTTAGAGACTCCCATGCCAAGTTGCATTGCTGATATCACCGCAGTCTGAGAGACAAACCGCCCCCTAATAAACCAGTCTGGGTTAATGGCAAAGAGTTGAACCAATTGATGGCTCTGAATAAGAGCTTGACGTAATGGGTTAAGGGCAAGGTAGAGGTTAAATGCAGTCGCCTTCCCCAAGGCACTGGGGCCTCTAGAGTCTCCCATCCAGCGAGCAAGTGCCTCCGATCTGGTCATATGCTTATTGCCCAAGGCTTCAGCTAAGAATTTCAGCGACACTTTGTACAGATCATCAATGTGGTTAATATAGCCATCTTCTAGATATTTAAAATACTCAAAGGTTGAACGTGCATCAGCTATTTTTCTGCCATCCTTGGGCCCACCACCACGGTATTGTATTTCAGACACATTGCCAGGGTAAACTTTCTGGCCGAATTTGCCGTCTGGGAAAAACTCGCTGTACTGGTGAAAAATACGTTGCTTGCCAGCCTCAATCATATCCCGCATTTCTACACGTCTGCCAATACTACGAGCAGAGTGGACAAGAGCATCCACAGGGCTCATGATGTTAGCTTGGCTAGGGTCAATGCTACTGGTAGCGTCCTCAAGGCGTTGACCACGAGTGCGCTGAGCAGAACGGCCACGAGCTTGCGCCACATCCCAGTTAGAGTCGCTGTATGTTTTTGAGCCCTTCATATCAAGCCGGTTATAGTATTCCCCCCCATCAGTGGCAGCCATCCGAGCAGTTAGAATGTCAGCTTGCTTCTTACTCTTAGCGGTAGCTACAGCCCGCTCCCCCATCAACTCTCCCTTGGAATTAAACTCCCTCTTAATGATGAAATGAGGATCAGTGTAGTTGACAGAGTAATACCCCTTGCGGTAAGCTAGTGCTTCGGTGCTATCAGTGATGCTACGCATATAGGCACCACCTGGCTTGTTAATATTGACAATGAGCTCTGCTATATCGTCACCAACCCTAATTGGGCGCTTAAGTTCAGCAAGCTCGCCTTCCCTCGCGTATAGCTCCGCAATCTCGTCCTTATTTAAGTGCTTGATCTCACCAGTGGTGTGGTCATATACCTTAGCTGAAGTGCCCGCTTGGTTGCGGGCTACTGGCCGGGCGAAAAACTTAGCATCATGCTCCGCGTCGATAAACTCTTTGTATTTATCGTTGCGAAGAGATTTAGCATAATCCCTATTTTCTAAGTGCCATATAGTGTCCCAAAAGTTACGCCAAGACTTAAGTGCTTCAATCTCTGTGGGCCGGAATCCGTCAGCAACCATCTTAGAGTAGTTAAAGTCTAGCCCCTGTTCGTTGGCCTCCCTGATAACTACATCTAGTGCTTTCTGTCGATCAGCCGGGAGCCTCTCCATTGTCTTAGAGAAGTCATCCCCGAGTTCAATAAGTTTCTTCTCTAAGTTATTGCCCCGGTCTACAGCATTAGATGCGCCCTTGCTAATCTCGGGACGGAACATAGATGCCGCGTCAAGTGCATGACGTTGTAAGCTACCAAAACCAGCGGAAGAAAGTGAAGGCCCATTGTAACTGGCAAAGATGCGGTCAAAGATGTTATAGTTAACGTCGAACTTAGCCCATTCAGTTACGTCGGCAGGAGAGAACTGGTATTTGTGATCCACTTGGATTAAGTAATCAACCTTCTTACGGACTACCACCTTAGAGCCGATATCCGTCTGGGTGATTACTTCATCAGCCTGCTGCCGCGTAGCTCGGTATGCCTTAGATTGCCCAGGCTCATACACCGCGCGGATGGCAGCACCGTATTTAGTTCTGGCGGCCTGTTTATTTTTCTTAGGGCCAATCTGCAACCCGTTTTCAGTAGCAAGGTCATAAAGTAAAGTACCAGCCCCCTTCCTCCGGAATGCAGCCTCTACCGAGATGGCAGGGCTCTCCCCAGGAGACTTGGCGGCGAAGATTGACCCAACACCCTTCCCATTGGAAGTTAACTGGATTACAAATTGCTCGCCATCCCCTTCGACATCCATAATTTTGGCTTCTACTTTTGTGCCATCTTTAAGGGTGTATGGCCTGCCGGGGAACTTAGCAGCTTCCTTAAGCCGGTCCCCCAAGGTATTGTCATTAAATTCAGGGAATTTTGCGCTGGGCAGAACCCCGTTATCAGGGGGGACTTGTGCCGCTGGCTTAGTAGTTGTAACTGTAGATGGCTCTTGGCCCCGAAGCTCAACACGGCGGCTGGATACCACTTGAGGTTGAGTAAGGTAGTCAATCTCCTCTTTTGTCACAGGGATGTAGTTGGGTCCTTCACGACGCAATAGGGTGATAGCTTCAGGCGGAATGCCATATTCACGGAGGGCCCACTCAGCCATGTCCATGGCATCTTTGCCAGTCTGGAAGCCACCTTGTGGGGGGCCATAAATAGCTTTGATACCTACGCCGTCATCAAGGGCATCAATGTTGAACATCTCTTTGCGTGCTACAAGACCATGAGCTGAATAGAAGTCATTGACTACAGCAGAACGAGTGGCAATCTTCTCAGACTTATCATAGAAGATATCACCGCGATTCTCCACGAAATCAATGACGTCAGCACTAGGAGTAATCTCTTGGTCATGGATGCGCTCAGGGTTACCCACCTTGTTGCGTACAGCCCCCTCTACACCCCCTAGCTCGGGTGCTAGGTCATTGCCAATAGCATCCCCACGGCTAGTGCCATATAGGGCCTCAGAAGCCTCTCCAGACTCGTCAGCAGCAGCCATCTCATGAGCACCTGCTGCCTTGGATGGATTAGTATCCTTGTAGTTCTGGCTTACTGTGGTTGGCTGGACTTGAGAACGAGCAGACTGACGTACTGTATCACGAATGGCAGACTCAGAGAGCTCAGCAGCACGAACACCCTTAGTGGCAGCCTTAAGGCCACGCCCAGCAATGCCCCCAAGGAGGGTGAGATCTAGTACCCCAACAACGTTGTCAACCCACTTGTCCACTTCATCGTAGGCCCCATCTACCAAGACGTTTTGCAAGTATTGAATTCTGGCGAACTCATTAGAGTCTGGTGAGACAATAGCACTGTTAGCACTCACGGCAGCCAAGACTTGATCAGTCATCTCAACACGCTTTTCGATAGGCAAGCCAACCAACATCTCTCTCTGGCTCATCTTGGAGTTACCCAAAGCTACAAGAGCTTGACCGTAGGCACCAGCTTTGTTCTCTTTGAGATCAGCCGCAATAGTGCCAGCATACTTCTGCTCTACGAATGGCACGAACATATCAAAGATGTCAGAGAACGCTTTAGTAGCATCAGGACTAGCCTTGGCCACCTCACGATTCAGGATCATCTGTTGCCTCAACTTATAATCGTTGATAGCGTGCAGAGAGTCAGCGAGAGAGACGCGTACCACTTCCTGCTCTACAGACTCTTTACCAGCATCAGCTTCGAGAGCTTGCTGAGAGAGGATGTTACGAGTGTTATACATAGCGCTGGTTTGGTCATAGACATCAGCAGCAGCTTGCTTCTTCACATCATCAGAGATAGAGGGATCAACCATCACATCTATAAGGGAAGCTCGGCCTTTCTTGAACTGCTCTTGTCGAGCGTAATCAAGGAGTTGGTCAGAGGCCTCAGACTTACCTTCCATGGTAAGTTGTGAGCTTACTTCTCTATACTTATCTACAGCAGTTGTAGGGTCAGCAGACAGGGCAGCAGCGTGTGTAGCCAAGTTAAGAGTAGACGAGCCACTTACTACTGGAGCTACTGAGCTCTTCTCACTTACGAAGTCATCTAACCCCGGTGTAAATGTACTATTAAAATCTTCTAGACTAGCCATACACTTCCTTAAGCTGTTATATTAATAGCGAGACGCCTGCACTGAGCTCTGAGGAGCAGCAGTAGTTGGCTGCACTTGAGTTGTCCCGCCACTCTTAGTGGCAGCACTAGCAGCCATGCCAAATACACTACCAGCAAAGTTGCCAATAGCGCCCCACTGAGCCCCTTGTATATCCGCGTTAGCTGCTGACTGGTTAGCTGCACCAATACCGGTTGAGCTATTCTGCTGTCTTGCAGCACCAGCTAGGTTACCGCTAATAAGAGAGCCCAGTGCACTAGAGGCACCAAGCTCCCCAGAGCTTTGGCTAACACCTGTATTCTGAGAGCTCTGGAGAATAGTGGCCCTACGAACCCGCTCTTCTCTCACCTGAGATCTACGACTCTGTTGAGCTTGGGCGGCTTGCTCAGCCTGTGAAATCTGTGCTGCCTTCTTCCTATCTTTAGCTGCTGACGATGCAGCTTGACTTTGTTCATATGCAGCAGCAGCAGTGACGGCCAAGGAGACCACTGCAATGGCTATTTCAACTCCCATTTAATTCTCCTTGGAGAGTTCCCAGACAATTAAGTCGAACTCCTCTCCATCAGTAGGTATATTCTCTATGTGTACAAAGCCAGGCCCTATGAGCTTGGCAAACTTAATCTTTGGTGTATACGCATACAGACGCTCATAACCGAGAGAGGCTAGGGAGTTTTTAACCTCCCTAAAGATCTCCTTGCCATTGTACACGTCTTCTTTGACAAGCTCCCTCTTAACATCTACGTGAAAGAATGGGAGGCCCTGCTCTAGGGTGATCTTAACCCCGTAGCAATCATCTTCATATGCGGTGATGTAATTAGACATTACTATTGACCCCCATAATCATTGACCAGCCCAATAGATGCAGGTGTTTCTCTGGCTCTGATTTGAACAGGAGAGACAACACCTTGCCTTGTCCTCTTAGCTTATTCCTAGACTGTACTGTCGCATATCCATTATCGAACAAGTCAGCATCTGACTGAGGAATGTAGTGGCGTCTGAACTTATAGGTCTGGAACTCCCTACTCCACTTACCTGAGTTAGCGTTATTAGCCCAATCCCACTGAGCTTGTACTAAGCAAGAGGACGGATTCAAAGGGGAGAGGTCTCCGTTAACATCAGCGAAGAATCCATTCTCAGTCTTGCTAAAGTGAGTGGTAAGATAAGGGACTTGTTTAGATCGCTGATAATCCCCTGCTGACTGATAGCCTGTCAGTAGGAAAGATTCTGCGTCTACGCCTACACCGTTAACACTCCTCCAGTCGCTATGGAACTGATCCCTATAAGCCCCGAAGGTGAAGGCGAGGGTAGGACTAGTGCTAGTCAAAACGGCATATATAACTTCCTTAGTCACAGCTTGGGTGACATTCTCTGTCACTGTAACTGGCCTTCCGCCAACAGTTGCCATCACTGTACTTACAGTCACAGGGGCATCTATCTCTAGCGTCCTGAATGGCGGGACAATAACTCCAGTTAGTGGGAGGGGTAATCTACTACCCCCACTTATCTGACCTATGGTAGACGGGTAGAATGCCCCAAGGGTTGTGTCTAGGATTAGCTCACGAGCCTTGGCAGTGCTGCTGATACGGCCGCCATACAACCACCTAATCTTCTTCTCATAAGTATCATAGACGCCCTTACAGGCTCGCCTATCTAGTCCGTCGATGTTGTCATAGAACTTCTGAACAGTCTTCTTAGAGACGTTCTCAGCAATGTACTCTGCGAACTGGTTAGGGGCTACGTTATAGATGCCATCATCAGACCAATACATGAAAGTGTTATCTACAACCACAACTGAGCCAGGACTATCACAACCGTGGTTAGTTACTTTAGTGGTTATGTAATTGGTAGCTTTAAACCCAAAGTCACTCCCGCCCTGAATGAGCCACACCCCGTTAGCCGCTAACACTGCAAGAGCATTACCCACGTTAATTAGGCGGAGGATGTTGTACGCCCCTTCAATGCGGATGAATCCGCCATCAGTGTCCAGTAGGTCTGGAGTTTCCTTAGAGGTGGGGTCACCATCTTGGTAACACGTAGTAATGTCTGTAGGGTCTTCTACGAGCTGAGAGAACAGAACATAGGAGGACATACGGGGGGAGTTGTCATCAGGCCCCACAAGCTCTCCAGAGAAGCCAGAGTAGAATACCCTGCCTGCATACTCACTAACAACAGTTGGGCCACCAGGAGTGGTATCCAAGGGCAGTGAACTAATAGCAATAGTTAGCTCAGGATACTGAGCCATCAACTTGTTGTACTCAGTTAGCCGACTTGTCCCACGAGCCATAGCATCAATGATGAAATAGCCCTTAGGTGCAGGGAATGTCCCTACAGGGCTAGTCACTACATCCTTCGCATTAAACCGCTCTGAGTTCCTGTCATCACTATCATTGGTATCAGCGTACAGGGCATAAGTCACTGTGTCTGAGTTAGATGGATACTTACTAGAGGCTTTGTCAAAGAACTCCTGGATGGTGTCTTTGACAGTCTCCGGCCCGAATATCTTACGTGGCTGAGCAAAGGTCTGATTGCGGAGATTGTAAATATGAGCATCAGTCTTTACTGTGGGGCGGATAGTAACCCCATTACCTTGCCGTAGATTAACACCAGCAACAACATCGGCTAAGCCGAACTGGTCACGGATATATAAAACAGAGTCAGTACTTGAGACAACACCAGTAGCGTACTTAAACACGCTAACTTCTTTCTGCCCAGTAGCTACAATAAGAGTCCCGTCAACTATGGCATAAGAAAATTGTTGTGTAAGCCCTATGCTGCCAAAGATTCTGAGGTGCAAATAGCCCGCAGAAGTAGGGACTGCGTCTGAGTCAAAAAACCTTAGTTCATTACCAATCTGAAGAACAATGAGGTCTTTGTCTGGATTGCCACCAGCATTGTTCCAGCGAACAGAGCTAGTAGCCACATTACCATCAGCAGGAGGGGAGATACCTGTGCCAATTACAATGGCTCCCTCCTCCAAGTCCATCCCCAATCTACGTTGTCTAGAGCCGTCTCTGTTGAGGACAAAGTTGTCTTCGTCAAGGGAGGCATTAGCTGGAAAGGTGAGGGGGCTGGCCTCAGTGATAAGACCAGCTACAAAAGTACTTACCTCAACTGAATTAATCTGCCTTGTCATCTTTGCTCACCTTGGAGGATAAGTGTTGGTCGATAGCTTGACGAGCCACTTTCTCCGTAGTGAACTTGCCACGTAATGACAGGTGGATGGAGCCACGACCAGCAGGCTTAATTTCCTTATAGCCGTAGGTGCCATCACCTACAATCTTATATCCGTTATACTCTGACTCACTCATCGGTCATCTTTCCTAAAGGTTGGGTCTCGGGAGTCTTTAACTTTCCCACGCCCATAAGAGGGGTATTTAACTCCGCCAGCAGCGCGCCATGCTTTGCGGGAGAGCCATGCCTGTTGACGCCTAGCTTCAGCAGCAGCGGTAGGGTCTGTCTGCTGCTTAAGCTTAACGAAGCAACGACTCTTAGCTTCCTCTAGGAGGGCCGTGAAAGCCTCTGCTGGGAGGTCAGGGATGGCATCATCCATGTGCACCCAAGGGAGCATGACATAGGCCGTAGCTTGTAGCTTAGAGGCTTGGATGGTGTCATCCACCGCTTTGTCGTAAGCGTCAAAGATCAGTACGTTATCATTGAAGCTGGTGTAGTAACGTGGGGGCTGGTCTGTGCGGATTAGGAGCTCAACATTGTAATCACTAATGATGATGTCAATGTTAGGATCATCGCTATTACGAGCGTTACTAATACGCAAGAAGTCATCAGGCTCCACCCAGTGGATGGTTTGGTACTTACGCTTAGTGTCACCTTGCTTAGCACAGTTGTACTTAACCCCAACCATCTCCTTAATCTCTTCCTGCATTGTTACGTGCGTAGGGAGAGTGTCATCGCCCGAAGGGGTGAGGGTGAGGAGGCGCTTCTGGTGAGGCCAGTTACGGTTGCTCATCATAGCTTGGTAGGTGGCTTTGATGATGCTAGCTACCTGACCGGACTCTACCGTATCATCGACACTATTACATTCATCCCCGTCCATGTCGGACAGGATGTCCTGGACCATCTCAAGCAGCGACATCTTAGCGGCCATTATGCAGCTCCTACAAACTTGCTAACAATGATGGTGGCCGTAGGCGCCAAGTTCCAGCCAGCAGCAACTGGGAGAACTCTATACATCCCGCCATTGTTAATGCCAGAAGAGTCCCGCAGCATCTGGAACTTAAGGGTCATCCCAGCCGTAGCCTGTATAAGAAGGGTGGTCGAGAAGGGGACAATCGCGTCTTGATCCGGCAGTTTAAGGGCGTTAGAGTTTAGCCCTTGTACATCATTAATCAGGAACCTGCTTAGCAATACCGCAGTCCCAGCACCACTTGTACGCCCAAAACGGAAGATCATATTGACGGCATAATCCCCCGCGACGTTAAAAGTTAATGTCCCAGTACCCCCCAGTGTGGCATCAGTTGTCGCTACACCACCACCAAACTCTACTTGGAGGGCTGTGTCTAAAGCCGATGGGGCTTGTGAGGCGGCAATTGAGAAGCCCGTCAACACTTGCCTATACCCAACGAAGGTTGGTTTATTAAGCAAGTCGGGGTAGGAGACAAAAGCGAACTGAGTCGTGCCATCCCCATTAGATAGGAGCGCCTGTTTGGTCACCCCTGTTGAAGCGTGTTTCACCTCATGCCTGTCGGCATCAGCAATTGTTACGTGCTCTACCATATCCAACTCCAAATTATAAACAATAAAAAAGCCAGCCACCCATTGCTGAATGACTGGCTTAAATGGCCTTGCCCACCGTGATGTAGCTTCTGGGTTATCAAGGCCAGCCTGAGGGGGAAGCTTACGCTCGCGAATCCCCAGGCTACCACAGTTCTTATTAGGAAACAGTAATGGTAACAGTTGCGGTCTTGGTGTAATCGCTTGCAGCACGGACAGTGATGACCGAGGAGCCAGTAGCAACACCAGTTACAACACCAGTCGCGTTCACAGTAGCCTTGGTAGGATCAGCCGAGGTGTAGGTGAAGGCTTGTGGAGCAGTGGTAGGCAGAGCCGAAGCACTGATCTGGAAGGTGCCAGCAACAGCAATGGTAGCAGATGCTTGAGCAACAGAGATCGAAGTAACAACCTGATCTTTGTATGGTGGGAACGCAGGGCCAACAAGATCCTTGTCGCCAGCAACGTTCTTATACCCAACACTTACTTTACCGCTGGTCAGACCTACAATCACAATCTCGCCAGTGTTTTCTTTAAACAGGCGGATTGGAGCTGCTTCTGTTGCACCGATAACTTCAACCCCACCAATCTTGATGGAGGTCACAGTACCAACTGCAAAGGTCTTGTCAATGTCATACACCCAGATACCATCACCACGAGGGTAGAGGTATTGAATGCCAACCGAGTTCCCGTCAATCATAAACTGATTGCGATAGCCTTCGGTCTTAATTACGCCACGTACACCACCAGTGACCCGAGGACCATATTGGTTAGTGACGTTAAGGCCGGCTGAGTTTTCAAAAGCCATTGTGTTTCTCCTTAAGTCAAGTCAGGGGTGAAGTTGGATGCCGAAGTAACCACTGCACCAAGGGAGTCAACACGTTGGATACCGAAGCCATAGCGGCAACGAACAACGAACTCATCACGAGCACGATCCTTGTTACGCTCACCTTCAGACTTAGGCATACGGCGCCATGCGCCCATGATAGGCTTAGTCTGATCATCCAAGATGGACATGAACAGGTTAACAACACCGTTGGTTACAGTAGTGGTGCCATCGTTGATAGTACGAATTGGCAGGCGGTTCGAGGTGATGATATCCCAACCATACATCTGGTGAATGAAGCGCTGACCACGGGCAAGACCACTCTCAATAATCGCAGAAGCGTATGGAGTGATATTGGAAGTCAGAGTTACATAACCAGCAAGAGTGGTTTCAACAACTGGGTCAACAATTGCTACACGGCCTTCAGCAGGTACGTTAGCTTTATCAAAAGCAAGACGCATACGGAGGAAGTGCTTCAGTTGCATGACATTGTTGGTAGCCGCAGAAGAGATCAGGTGCGGGAAGCCGTTGACCAAGTTAGCATTCTGGTTAGCTGCAAAGTAGTCGCCAGCAGTTGCCAAGAAGTCAGTTTCAAATGTCTCTTGGATAGCGCGGGTAGATTCAGCCGAACGAGCTGCCATGAGTTGGTCAATCTGAGCACCATCTTCACGAAGGTCATCAGTTACATACCAAGCATCGCCTTTGTACTCTTTGATGCGGAACACGATCTCACCCGATTCAATTGGGTTATAGATCAGTGGGGCATCTTCTTCAGCTTCTTGCAGGGTCACGCTACCAATAGTTTTAATATGGAGAGTGGTGCCAGAGCCGAAGTCAGAGACGTTACGCCAGAAGGTTTCTGGTAACAGGCCATCGTGCAGGTTCATCAGAATAAACTGAGAATACTCTTCCGACTCAATGAAGGCCCGAGTGTTATCGGTAAGTTGCATTTCTTATCCTTTTATTGATCTATACCATTCTTGCGATAAACTTCTTCTCGGATCTTCAACAGATATGCTGTCTGGTCCCGTGAACTGGCGCCTGTGAGTAGAGACTTAGTAGGCCGTTCGAGGGGAGGAACATCATTACGGAAGCTGGAAGTGTTTATGCTAGAAGTAGTGGGTTTAGGGCCTGAAGGTCCTTGGGTATTGAAAAGAGCTAGAACCGCTTGAGGGCTCTTGCTTGACAGTTCACCCAAAGCTTGAGGAGTAAGGCCAAGCTCAGCAGCACGTTGTTTGATAACGTCCACTGTCTTGTCGCCATACTTAGCTTTAAGGGCGGTTTCAACTTGTTGTTGGTTTTGGTAAGCGTTCTGTTGCGCTTGGTTATTGGCCAACTGTTGTTGCACAAGTTTCATCACTGCACTCTCATCAAGTCCACTACCGCTTGGATGGTCATCCATGGTGTTAGATTGAGTCGGCTTAGTGAGTCGTGACACTACTTCTTCTAGTTGAGCTGATTGAGCTAGCTGTGCTCGCAACTGAGCAAGCTCAGCATCCTTCTCGGAGAGCTGAGACTTGACTTGTGGAATATATTCCTGCGAGTGCTTGAGCGCATTCAACGCATCATCAAGAGTAGCGTACTTAGGCAAGCCATGCTCATTCTTAATACCCTTGAGGAGGTCCTCATACGCATTAGGGGCGGCTTGTTGTTGCACTACTGGTGGCTTGGTAGCCTGATCTTGTTCACTAAACACTGACTGGTCTGTCACTGTGTATTCCTATTAGTATTATAAGTATTCCTAACAATCTTCTATTACGCTCTTAGAAGATCAAGAGCAAAAGCATAATTAAAAAGAAAGAAGAATATATGTTTGTTAGTAGTGTACTAGAGTATACTTATATATAGTATATACTATACTCTTTTTTGAGAGAAAAGACTACACACCCTCATCAATTAAATCAATTATTTCTGCGAAGGCTCTTTCATACCCTCTTTGGTCAGCTTGTAAGAGCGCCCAGTTAGGGTTGTCGTACAGGAGTTTAGAGCGTCCTTCTTTCGATGATGCGTTGATCTTATCTGTGAGCATCTTCACTAGGCGTCTACGGACTACTAGCGACTCCTTATAGTTCGCCCTTACGTCCACTGCAAGCTCTTTGTTAAGCCCACTAGTCCAGGATTGTTTCATGTATGCCTCTGTAAGCTCCTGTGAGCCTCTGTGGGAGGCCCTAGGAGAAAAGTTATACCAGTACTAGGGGTAAGCTAGAGACCACCCTCTACGGGGGCTGTAGCAGCCATCTGATTATCTTCTTGTGCTTGGTTAACCAGAGCTGCTGTCTCCTGTTGTTCCGCTACAGCAACGTTAGGTCGGAAGATGTCATAACCCTTGAGGCCAGTTACATCGTCTACAAACTTCATCATAGCCTTGCCAGAGGTGTGTGGAGCAATCATCTGACCGATAGGAGAGGCGAATACACCAATGATATTCTGGAGGTCCTGAGCTTGCTTAGCGAAGTGACGAGCACCGATAGGCCTAATCTTACCATTAGCAGTGATGTCATCCCGAGTGATGCTCAGAAATTGTTGTACGCCAATGTCATCATCGAGCACACGGATGGTGTCACTACCATCGAGGTTGCGTCTAGCAGACTCTAGCATAGCGTTTAGAGTGCGTTCTAGGAGTTCAATCTCAAAGGAGGTTGCCTTCTCTTGGAAGATGCGTCCAGCAGCGTTAGAGAGCGTCTGAACCTCCAGGGCGGTCTTCTCTCCAGGAGTGCGAATACCCATAGCTTCACGAGGAGCGCCAGCATACAACTCCATCTTATCTTCCAACATTTGAATCTCGTTGTTGGCCATGATAAGGCTGTTCATGTCTTGAGATAGCAAACCTACAGAGCCGCCTTCATCGAAGTGAATCTCAGCCCCTGGTCCCCAAGTGAATTCCTCCACTTCACCCTGAATAGCAAGAGGTGGGTGGACTACCAAGTCCATAGCGTCCGCTTTCAAGTTCTCTAGGTGGTCAATGCGATATTGCATACCTACAAGGTTGTCCAGAGGGCCCATAGCCCACAGGTTGTCTTGACGGAACCTCCAGCCTACGTGGAAGATTGGGGCGCCTCCCATCCACGTTGGGATGGCTTCATCGCGTACACAGCAGCCACGGTCTACTACAGTGATCATACGATTGGTGCTAAGCTCACCTGTGCTGTGGTCATGGTAGTCTCCGTAGAACTCAAGAATCTCTACAAAGTCCCCCATGAAGTAGGAGTACATATTACCAAAACCATCAGCACTATAACCACAAGCTTTATCGAAATCCTCAATAGAGTAGCCACCGAGCATGCGTTGAATTCTCTCACGACGCTCTAACCCCTTAGTCCAGAATGCTTGCTCGGGCTCATCTTGTGCTAGCTTCTTGAGTTCACCTACAGTCTTGACTGAGCGGACAATCTTGAACGAGTTCATGAAGTCATCAGCAAGAGGGTTGAACACAATGTCCATAGGGCTGATACGGACGGCCTTGGGTCCAATATAGTCTGGGACTAAGGCCTCGTCAGGCATCGTCTTGTACTTCGCCTCAAAGGCTACAGTGCTGAATGCATTGCCATAGTCGATGTAGTCATAGATCAGGCGGGACATAGTGGTACGGAAGTGGCTCTCCCGACACTTGTTAGCCATGTACGCTTCAATGGTGGCTGCTTTCTGCTTAAGCGAGTCATCCTTGGTATAGCCCATCCAACGCAGCCAGTCGTCATTAGGGAACAATGCGCTTAGATAGTTAGAGTGGAGGTTATCTCGAATCTGGCACAGCTTAGGAGTGGTTGTGGAGTTCTTCCAAGGCAAGGTTGAGTTAGAGGTGGTGGAGGTATCAGTAGCGAACACATAGTTACGCAACTCTTTCCACTCGTCAATCTTGCCACGACGCTGGTTATTGTAATCATTCCATAGCCAGCTCACCCAGCCACTGTAATCGTCTTGTACTAGTACGGTCTTTAGCTCAGCAACGGACACGCTCATGTAGTTTCCTTAGTGTTTGAAGGCTACGCCACCGAAACGCGACGTCTGCTTGTTTGTGGAGAAGAACTCTTTAATACTAGAAGTCCTGCTTTTCATAGGGGGGACAGCAATACCTACAGCGCTCGCTAAGGCGTCCTTGATGTCATCGTGGGCTGGCCTACTAAGAACGAGCTCTTCTTCAAGCACGGTGGTCCAGCCGCCCTCTAAATGCCACATCTCCAGGTTATCATACTTATGTTCGAGGGTGGCAGCAATACGCTCCTCCTTAGAGCCCTCGGTGCGGTTGGGGCGATACTCTTCTACAGCGAGTCTCAAACCATCCTTCTGCACGTAGTCCTTGATTGCGTTAACGATAACCTTCTGGGCTACCGTAACTTCTGCCCGAAACTTATTAAAGTTCCATTTAGAATGAAGCTCCTTGATGTGTTCAAAGTACTCTAGCGTCTTGTCAGTCTTGAACCGGTCAATGTCTAGGACATACACGTTGTTGTCACAGTCAATGCCAATGACGACGATTGCTGTGTAGTCAGCAGACTTGGAGAGGGAGAATGCAAAGTCTACCGCTGCATAGACGTTAAGCTTACGATCAGCGTAGAACCACTTACTGCCCTCCTTTTTGAGCGCTCGTGGGTTCCAGTATTGAAACTTCTCACGGTTGATGCGATCACTGCCAGGGTCGTTAGGGTCATTGTAGTACTGTGCATAGAACTGCACTCGGTCAGAGTATTCAGCTCTGATGCGGCTAAGCACACGTATGTCGAACCCAAAAGCTTTCCCATCATCACGAATGGTACGAGGCCAAGTGAAGATGTTATCCCGCTCTACAACAAACTCTTTTACTTCCCAGACTGGCAAGACATTAATCTTAATGCCTTCATCATCGTACTCATCGTACACCTGAGTCTTCCAAGTGTTGTAGATGTCTACTGGGTGATAGCGGGTGCCACAAGCCATTGTGAACCCACCAGCGTTTCGGATGGAAGTGAACTGGCTAGCCTTTTTGGAAACTGACTCCCGTCCGTCTTCTGTGTAGGCATTCTCTGGTACGACCAAGTCATCTGCGACGACGATGTCTGCGTGCCATCCGGTGGTGTTGGTAGTGAGTCCTGCTGTGGATATGGTAGCATCTCGTATGCCCTCCTTACGACGTCTCTGGTGATCTACAGACATATTAGTCGAAGACCACTTCTCCCGCTTGCCTTCTTGTGGGTTGATATACTCAGGCCAGTAACGCATGTACAGGCTAGAGCCAAGAATGTTTTTTACAGCGTAGAGCTGGGTCTCAGCCAGAGTGGCTGTAGCACTCACGTAGAGCATTGTAACTTCAGGGTGACGGGTCACTATCCATGCACACCATGTAGCCACCATGTGGCTCTTCAGGTGGGCTCGTGGGAGCATAATGAGTTTGTTCGAGCAAAGCTGTGTGCCTTGCCCAAACAAATCATACTCCTGCATCCACATGAAGATTTCTCTGTGGACTTCTCCGTACATATAGCCAGGGTTAACTAGCTGGGCAAAGAAGAAGAGGTCGCTTTCAGCACGCTCTCTGACTTCACGAGCCTGAGCTGGCATACGCTTGAGCTTCTTCTCAGCCTCTAAAAGCCAATCTTCATCCATTATTTAGTCTTCAGCCGAATAATATCAGCAGTGAATTCATCGGAGAGGCGGTCAGCAAGACGGTCCTCTTTCTCTTTGTCGATCTTGCTAGGGCGTCCTGGAGCACGCTTCTCCCAACCACGATCCGCAAGGAACTTAGCAGCGGAGAAGTTTCCATTCTCAGAGGCACACAGACCCTGCATATCACGAATGGCTTGGGAGCGGATCTTCAACTCCAGCTCCTCCCGCCAATCATCAATGTGCTTACGGATCTGTTTGTTCTCGCAGAGACGCTTCCAGTGCTGCCAGCCAAGCAGGTGCTTGGTGGCGAACTCATATTCTGTTACATCCTCTTCTCTCAAGTAGAGACGCTTCAGAGACGGGTAGTTCTTGCCCTTGTAAGCGTAGTCATGCTCCTTAAGGGTGTAGACTGAATACTCAGAGTAGCCCAACTCTAGGAACAAACTCTGAGTAAGCGGCCTACCACAACTGTCTAGCAGGTCTTCTTTGTTTATCATGGTTAGATGTTCCCGCTAATAGAAGCTGTCCCAGTGTAGGTGTTAGTAAGAATGCCAGAGATGTGGCAAGAAGTAAGTGTCAACTTGCCTGAGGTGCCACTCAAGGTGACGTTACCTGTGACATCAAGCCCTGTAACGATAGTCTTGCCGCCATTGATAACAAGGTTGCCAGCCAGAGAGCCTCCAATAACGCTAGCGGACGTTACGAGGTCAAAGGTGAGGATACCAGCCATAGTGCAACCATTGGCCTGGAAGTCCTCAAGAACGCCTGCCATAGGGCCGCCAATAATCTGACTACCGCCAGAGGTTATAGTGCAACCATTGAACTTGATCCGCTGGAGTCTGGTAGTTCCTGTGCCAATACCAACTACAAATGTCCCCCACATTTCCATATGGCAGTCAGTGAATCCAAAGATGCCATTAGGGTTGTTGTAGTTTATAAACTCAATGACTTGGTTGACGACGTTACCAGACTGGTTGAACTGGCACCCCAAGAACTCTACAGTGTCTACTTGAATGCCACCAGAGCCATCCACTTGGATGTAGGAGTTACAAACAAAGTCAGGTCCGCCATTACGCCCAAAGCGGCAGTTGGTGAACCGTGGCTCTACACAAGTGGAGATCTTTACATGTGTGCCAGAGCAACTCCAAGTGTTCAGGCGGATGTAGTATGGGGCTAGTTGGCCAGCAGCATGGAGGCCAATACCATGGCGGAATGCTGCACAGTCGATCAGCGTAGTTTGGTCTGTGCCACTAGTAATGATCCCTCGGACAGTACTAGCAAAAGTCCCTGTACGCCGAGTAACAACCATGTTCTCTACTTTAGAACTAAAGACTGAGCCATTTGATTGAATCTCAATGACGCCATCCAAAGTAAGAGAGCCAACGAGAGCGCACTGAGCATTGTTAATGGTGGTTGCCCTAGACTGGAACTTGATGTTAGATCCACCACTCGCCACAATCTTTGTAGTCACTAAGTACAGACCCAACGGGTAGTAGATCTCTACTCCGCTAGGCGTGTTAGTGTGCACTACTTGTAGGCGGGCTGTGTCATCTGTGCCAGTATCAGAGGTCAGGTTAAAGTCGCCCTTGGCCCCAGCTTGCTTTACAGTTACTCTGTCAGTGTAGATGAGCTTTCTGCGGACTCCGCCTGTAGATACCAATACCAAGAAGCCGTCATCAGCAGAAATGACATCTGACAAGTCTGCCCGATACCGGCCGCCACCATTAACAGAGCCCGCATAGTAACCGGCAGTCTCTATGACGCCAAGTGTAGTTGCTGGCACTAGCCGGGCACTTGCCACTGAATCTACCCTAACAATGCTGGCATTAAGTGCAGCCTGTACAGTAGTGGTGCCCCCAGCGGGGTTAACAGCCCCCACAGCAGCAGCCCCCCCTGGAGATGCCAGAGTCGTAATAAACGCTGGAATGGCAACTAGATCGGCTACTTCAACAGAGGTAAGCCCATCTGGAGTTTGTAAGGTGTCAGTTCTTAGCGTACTCAAACTACTTCTCCGAAGGCAACAGTCCAGAAAGAGCCTGCCCCAATAGTAACTACTACACCTGGATCAAGTGTAATTAGGGGGCCAAAGGACCAAGCATTTACATTGTCAGGGATGGTGATGCTATTGGTAATTCTCTGCCCATGCCAGCTAATAGTGCTGAAGGCTGAGCCCATTGGTGGGTTAGTTCCATTGAGCTGATCTTGTAGGGACACGTCCCCAGAAACCCTGGCACTGATCTCGTCAGTAAGTTCCTGTCTAACAACAAGACCCGTTTGGTCGGTTGGGTCAATATGAACGTTAAGCAAGTCATTGCCATTCATATCTAGGTCTTGACTCATAACGTTGCCACCACCACTTACATGGACAACGCCGTTATTAATTGCCTCCTCTACTACACCGAAGTTAGTGTTAATCTTGGAAAGATTATACCCAGAGGCTATGGGGGTTAGTGCTATGTCAGTCATAAATTATCTCATCTAAGGGACTGCGTCTCTTGAGCTTTTACAGAGTGGTACTTGCTCAGTAACATTAAGCACGCGTAAACTGTAGTCGGTATGCCCCCGCTGCCGGGACTAAAGCACCTGCCGTGGCATTCATGAAGGTGATAGCGACTGTATCTGTGGCGGTTACACGAGCACACATCGGGGCCACACCAGCCGTAATACTTGGCGGCGATACTGAAATAGCATCGCCAACCAATACGCCGGTTGCAGTGAAGGTTTGCTCGACTGCTGTGGCAGCCGCCACAGAGGCCGGGGTTATGCTGATTGAGATGTCACGGCTATCATGTAGAGCCAACTGATATCCATCCATCATCACATACCCGCCACTCGTTTCGTAACGGATGTTCAGCACTGACGAGGCAGTAAGCCCAGCAATAGGGATTAGATAAGAAACTGGAATCCAGTCAGTATTTGTTGGGATGGTGATGTTGGTAGCACCGTTGATATCCCGTAGCAGTCTGGATGGTCCGTCAGTTTTTACTCTAAATATTACTTCCAGGTGGGTAAATTTAGAACCTGTAAATACGCCAGTAGGGATAGCAATTAGTGCCCCAAAGTGGACGGATGTTTTCCAAACCAAGGTAGAGATGGAAGTTGCATCAGTCTCTTCTGTGATGTCTGTACCGCCATTTGCATATCGGCCTGCTCGGTTAACCTCAATGAACTGACCAGCCTTAATACAATCTTTAGTGTATATTGCATGCTTAGGCCCAAAATCACAGTCTGAAATGTCATGGATCTTTCCAACCACAGTAGTGATATTTGTTCCGTTGTTGCGAGAAACTACGTTCCTGTGCCGGGATGCACCGAAGACTGTTACCCCTCGAAGTCCGTTACCTGTAATAGTTACATCGTCCAGATATTCGTAGTTCTGGAATAGTAGCCCTTCATCTGGATTATCCTTGCACTCTACTTGGCGAAAGTAGTTACCAAATGAGCTGGTGTCCTCACTTCTCCAACCATTACCGTTAACGGCGCTATTGAAGTTACCCCGGATGAAATAGTTACCAACAGCACCTTGGAAGGCTAGTACGTTATGTGCCGTGTTCTCAGAAAAATCAAAGTCAACAAAGCTATTACCAGTCACATTTTCAAGGCCGTTCCCTGTCATATGCAGGCCATAGGCACCATTAAATTTACCGACCGTGTTAACGAACTTGCAATTTATTGCACCTTCCTCAAGGTTCACGCCACCTTTGGTATTACCATTGGCGATTAAGTTGGCGAAGGTGATGTTTTTGCTCTTACGCACCTCTACGCCGAAATAGACGTGGGAGTTCATGGCGAAAATATTGGTGAATTCTATGAACTCGTTGGGCAGAACCAAGCCAGTGAAGGTGGACGAGTATACCAACAGCGACGTCTGCCCGCCCCCATCTAGGTATAGATCATGGCATTTGCACCACGAGCAGGCAGGCTCGGTCACGGCATTACTGCCGCCGTACATAGCCAAGCAGTGATAGGTGAAGTTGGTGATCTTCAAGCTATGCATAGTGCATCGGAGGATCGACTGCGCACGTATACCAATGATGCCTGCAAGAAATGCTGAGCCACTACGGTCGTATAGGCCATCCATATTGAATGAGTGGATCAATCTGTCAGTGACATTATATATACTGATCAGTGAGTTGTAGCGAACCCCAGGTTCAGATAGTAGCAGCGTGGATTCACCTGCGCCGTACAACTCTACACACTTCTGTGCAGAAGTGATCTTAATTCCGCAGTCAACTAGTCCGGTGGTATAGATAAGCGGGTGCGTAGTATAGTTGTTAAGGACAAATTTCCCAGGCGGTATGTACACCGACGCATAATTATCCACGGCTAGTTGGAAGGCAGCAGAGCAGTGAGTCAATCCATCAGGGATGGCCCCAAACCACGTTACATTTACAGAGCCATCGAACTCCCTGATCCATCGTCCGGTTGTAACCCCTGTAACCGCAACAACAACCCCAGTATCATCTGTAGCAACAGAAGTTGAACTCCAAACAAAGCTACCTTTACCGGAAGGAAAAGGGTACAAGACATTGGATTCCCAACCACCAAGCACTGAAACAAGATCAATTCTGTCCTGATCATAACGCCCCGGCACTGTACGCAATTCGGCCACAGTCTTGATTTGACGTGTTGCCCGCCCCACCATCCCCACCCCTTTGAGCGGGTCGGTAGGGTCTGCCAAGCGTAACTCAAGATCTGTGGCACTTTGGTTAGCAGCAGCAATGGCTACAGGATTGCCAAAGGGATCAAAGCTCATTAGCTTGTCAGCACGTCCTGCCGCTATAGGCAGGGCTGGAATGGCCTCCCCATCAGGAGCTCGTACAGCCTGACTCTTAGTGGTAGCAGCAAGAGCATCTTGACTATCATCCCTTACATCCTGTGCCACTACCTGAGCATCGAACTCAGCCTTACGCATAGGTTCAGTGCCAACGCTAGGCACAGGGAGGTTGGTGACGTGTTGACCAGCCGCATTCATAGGGCCAGTGAGAGTGTCGCCACTTACATTGTAATAACGAGCATCAGCTTGGCCTAAAGTTATTAGCCCGCTAGGGTTATCAACATCAGTATTAAGGTTGAGGAGGTCATTCCCGTTCATGTCAATATCTTGGTTCATGGTGTTGTTACCACCAGCAAGATTTAAGACATCATTGTTGACGCTCTCTTGTACCTTAGCGAAGTTATTATTAATAGCGGAGAGGTTAGCTGCGCCAGTAATGGGGACTAAAGTTATATCTGTCATAAATACTTAAGCCTCCAAGAATACGCCAAAGGCTGAGCCAGTGTATGCAGCACGCACTACACGCCAAGTACCAGGGCCGATGACATGGATTTGTTGTCTCCCATCATCTAGCCGGTTATATACTAAATCACCATTAGGTGTGTCCATCATAACTGCCATATCGAAGCCAGCAGGTAAGTATGTGCCTGCTACTCCGAAGATACCAATGTGTACATGAGCACCAGCAGCTACCACTACATCAGTGGAAGTGGCAGAGGTGTTACCGGCAGCTAGAATTGTTGACTGTGTCATTCTTACGTTTCCTTAGATATAACTTAAAATGTACGAGAGGAACTTCAACGGACCAACTTTCCATCCCTTGTCATTCTGTGTAGAAATTCTAGAGGGACAATGCAAGTATACTCACCCCTCCCC